GTGGTGGTGGTGGTCGGGTCTGCCGGCGTGTCGGTCAGGTCGGAGAACGCGGCCAGCGCCGCGCGCCTTGTGGTTCCTGTCATGTCTTCTCCTCTACTCAGGGACGGGGACCGGCCCGACCCACGGCACCAGGGTACCGTCGGCCGGGACAGAGCCTCGGAGTAGTCACCTCCGCCGCTGACGTCGGGGCCGGCGGGCGCGGCGGGCCGCCCAGGGCCCCGCATCGAACAGGTCGTCCAGGTCGTCGGGTAGGTTGTCCAGGTCGGCCTCGTCGTCGAGCGTGCGCCGCGGGGCGTAAGACCCAGCGTGGAACGGGCCGTCGGACCCGACGACGATGCATCGGCAGTTGACCACGTTCTTCGGGGAGCCGTGCGGGTCGCCTGGGTACTGAAGGTACTCCCCGTCCACCGCGAACGGGGACCCGAGCGGGACCTCCTGCCCGTCGGCGGCGGAGTGGCCCTCGCGGACCCTGTCGTCGTGCATCGTCACCCACCTCTTATATGCGCCGCCGGTCCGGGCCACCTCTGCCTCCACCCACCGATTCACGTTGGCGGTGGCGGCCGTGCGGGCCGCTGCGCGGACCCGGGCGGCATACGCCTTGGCCGACTCGTCGTCTCCCCGCTGCGGGATCAGCCTGGCCGACAGGGCCCGCTTCGTCTTGAACTCGCTCCACCCCTCCTCTATGGACTGCCTCATAATCGCCTGGACGTCGGCGTAGGCGTCGGAGGGCAGCATCGAGTTCTCCAGCAGGCCCATCACCGACCGGTCCGACAGGGACGGCTCCAGCCTGGCGATCGAGCGGATCGTGTCGTACCACCGGTTGCGGACCGTCGTCCACGCCAGCGTCTGCTGAGGGGCCGCGGCCGTGAGGACCGCCGGAGCGGCCAGCGTGGTGAGGGCGACGTCCACCACGTAGGTGAGGAACTTGGTCATCGGCCCCCACATGACCTCCAGGTAGTGAGACTCGGTCTCCTCCCGAAATGCGTCCACGGTCTGGGGGCTGCTGACGTCCAGGTTCTGCATACTCACTGCTGGTACCTCCTCTGGGAGTAGGGGGCTCTCTCACTGGCTAGGTCCAGGACGCTGGCAAGATCGTTGCAATCGTGTGGTTTCTGGCTGTCCACCACCACTTTGACATACATGTCAAGGATGCTTGTCAAATTGGGGATGTCGTGGGCGTGACTACACAGAGACGGCACAACGTCCCACGCTGAGCGGAGCGCCTTGTCCACGAGCGACGTGGGAGCCGGCCACAGGCAGTGGGCCTCGTGGAACGGGCGGGCGCCCAGGGCCCGGTGCCGGGCCCGGTCGGAGCGGACCAGCCGCTTGCCCACGGACTCCAGCGCTTTGAGAACCAGCGCGTCGCAGGCCGCCACGAGCGGTGATGGCGGGGCGGGCAGGGCGGTTGAGGTGGTAGGGGCCATCATGCGCCCCTCGGGGCCTCGGCCGAGCCGCCGACCTCGGAGGCCGGCAGGTCGCCAGCGCCGGGGAGGGCAGCGCGGGGCGAGGCCAACGCTGACGAGTCGGGGCCAACGCTGAGGACCTCTTCGAGAGAGGCTACAAGGGCGGGCAGGCCCGGGGCCGTCAGAAGCGCCGGGGCCTTTGTGACCATGGAGACGGCCATGCGGACAGCGGCCGAGCGGGCACCGCCGGCGGGGGCGTCGGACTCGTCGAAGCCGGAGGCCTCCCGCAGCGCGGCGTCAGACAGGGCGCCGGCGGCATGGAGCGCCAAAGCCTCCTCGGAGCGGTTGGGGCGGGCCACCAGGTGGCTGACGTCGTACGCCACCGAGAACCGACGGGCGTCAGCCTCCGAGTAGCCCATCGACTCCAGCACCGGCCACAGGAACTGGGACGTCAGGGCCTCACAGATGAGAGCCAGCGGCGGCTCGATGTGAGTGGTGACGACGTCCTCCCTGACCAGCCAGGCGCCCCAGTGGTTCATTCCACCCGTGCCCAGCAGGAGTTCCGGCGGGGCGTCCTGCGCCAGCGCCAGACGGCGGATCGCCTCGTCCCGCATGTCCTTCGCGGCGTCGTCCAGACCGGTGGCGAACGTCATGTGGTGGAACTTGTCCGAGACCTCATCGGGGACCGTGACCACGAGGGGGACCACCGCTGAAGCGGCGTCCCGGTCTGCGATCGGCTCCGTCATGGCCTCCATCAGGGCGTCCACGAACGGGTCCTGCTCGTCGACCTCGTCCGTGCCGGCGCTGCGCCGGATGGCGTCCGAGGCCGACTGCGGAACCACGAGGAGCCCGGCGCCCGCCAGCCGTGAGTCGATCTGGGCGCTGATGTGCATCGTCAGGCCCACCAGTTCCCGCAGGATCGGCAGGCAGGCCCGCGTCGGGGAGTCCGCCTCCCACCAGCGGCGGGGGTGCGGCCGCCACACGCGGATCAGGTAGACGTCCTCTGGCTGGCAGCGGACCCGCTCCTCGTCGGCGTCGCCCAGCGACAGCAGGACGTCGCCAGACTCCGAGGAGACCTCCGACACTGACAGGACCCGCCACTCCAGCTCGTCCAGGGACGTGTCCCCCAGGCCCGCGCCGTAGCCCGGCGCCCGCGTGTCCTGGACCGTCCCGGCCATCCGCTCCCCTCCCAGGGCCTCGGGCAGCAGTTCCGGCGGGATCCCGACCAGCCAGCCCTCACCCGCCACGAACAGGTTCACGGCCAGGCGGTGCAGGATCTGAGCACGGCCCGTGGCCGAGTCGCCGATCGAGTCGATGATCGACTCCAGGCCGTCGTCCTCGACCACGACGGCGTCGTCGGCGAGCGACTGGCCGTCCATGGCGACGTACAGACGGGCCTGGGCCAGCCGGCCGGCGATCGTCGAGGCCAGGAACCGCTCCTCGCCCACCAGGTCGTACATGTCCCAGGCGTCGCCCTGCCACGACGACGGGGCGGCGACGGAGCGGCTGATGCGCTCCCCCTTGATCTTCGTGGCCGCCGCCGTCAGGGACGACTCCGGCGCTTTTCCGCGGCCCCGGGCCTGGGCCCGGCCGAGGTACCTCGCCACGGCCTCCTTGGTGGAAACCCGCTCAGCCCTGGGGGCACTTCCGTTCAGTCTGCCGGTCACTGGTGATCCTTTCTTACGGTTGGAGGGAGTCAGTCGATCCGGGCCGACACGTGGCCCACGACGTAGTTCAGGGCCAGGCCCGACGTCACGAAGCGCCAAGCCCTCAGGGCTTGAGGCCCTGCGGCCCGCGCAGCGGCGTAGGAGCCGAGGACGCCGAAGCCGATCCACGTCCCCACACAGAACGGGCAGTCCAGCCCCGTCACGGCCATGTGCCGCGGGCCCGTGGCCTCCTCGCCGAAGACGTCCCCCGGCTCGTGGCGGTCCGCCCACTGACGGAGCGGGCCGACGACGGCCCACTCCCCGAGGACGTCCCGCGTCACGAAGCGGGTCAGCCGCGCGGTCGCCAGGGTGGCCCTGGCAGCGTCGTCAAGTCTCATTGTCGTGTCCTTACGTTGGAATCCTGCGGGAAACGGCACAAGCCCCACCGTGCGCCTGGCCCGGAGCAGGAAGGGCCTAGCGCCCCGGCGGGGCTTGCTTGGCTACAGCGTACCAGCCCTCCCGGCTGAGCGTCCTCTTGGAGGCCGTGGGAGCCCCGTATCGGGCCTCGTTAGCCCGGTCTGTGTGGTTGTATGGGTCGGCCTCCGGTAGGCCGCTGACGGGGCCCTGACGGGCCGAGATGCAGCCACGGTCCGATTCAGGTCTGCGTCAGACCGGGATGTCAGCCGGCGATGTCGCCAGCGATATTACCGCTGCGACGTTCCGGGAGGGGTTTTCGGGGCACTGAAAGGCCCCCGCCGGGAGGTATCCGACGGGGGCCTCAGACAGCCCCTCAGGGCGTGTAGGTGGCGCAGTTTGCCTTGTAGTCGCCGGTCTGGCAGTCCGTCCGCTTCGGGAGCGGCTGGGAGGTCGTCAGCAGGGCCCCAGCGAGGGCCAGGATCGACAGGATCGTCAGAACCACCAGCAGTTCCACAGGGCTCCGCTGGCCCTTCCAGTCCTCACTCATACTCCTTCTCCCCCCTTCCCGATACGGGTCCAAGCCTCCCGGCGGGCCCGGGCGATGTTCCGATCCAGGTCCCAGAGTTTCTGCATGTCCAGGCGGCCCGAGACCTTCCGGCCAGCGGCCGCGTACTGCATCCGCAACTCGGCCAGCCTCAGCAGTTTCACGAGGGCGGCGTTCAGTTGCAGGTCGTCGGGGAAGGCGGCGTCGGCGATGTCCACCGGGTCAACGTCCTCGACCTTGCGGAGCCCGAGCCCGGCGAGGGCGGAGCCGACTCTCAGGGTCGGGCCCCCGTCCTCGTCCTTGGCCTTGGCCAGCGGGGCCTCCAGCGCTGTGATGAAGCCCTTCCTCAGGTCCGCGTTGTCCCGGCCCTCAGAGAGCCCGCGGATGCTGATAGTGGCTGACGTCGGGTCGGCGTGCTCCGCCTTGACGTGAATCATGCCAAGTGTCCTTTCCATTGTCTGTATCTGTCTTGTGGCTCATTGGCGGGCCGACGTCCACCAGTCGAGACGACGTCGGCCGGACCTCCGCCATGACCTCGCCCTCGAACCCGGCCGAGCGCATGGCCCGGACCGCGGCGATGACCTTCTCCGGGCTGTTCTGGTCCAGCGCATCCAGCAGGAACCGCCTCAGAGCGCTCTCTGCCTGAAGCGAGCCCTTCGCCCATGGAGACGGCCGGCGAACCGGCGTCCGACCAGCGCCCAGCCCATCACCTCGGCCATCAGGATTCCAACCACCATCACTGACTCCTTCCTCAACGGATCCGCTTACGATCTGAGCCCACTCGGCGTCCCAGTCCCGGACGATGCTGACGGCGGCGGTCATCGGCCCGCCCCAACCACGTGAGCCGCGACCGACGGGGAGCGGAACGCGACCCCGAAGAACATGTCCGCGCCGGACGACGTCGGTTTCTTGACGTCGCACGCCTCGAACAGCACCTCCAGGTCCTCCGAGCCGTACTCGTCCGTGGTCCAGGCGAAGACCTGCCGACGACGGCGGCCGCCGACCTCCTCGAACAGGGCCTGACCGACCGACAGGATCTCCCCGCTGCGATGATTAATCGAGGTCAGCCGGACGTTGACGTCAGCCAGCCCGCAGCCGGCGTAGAACTGGACCATCACGTCCTCGGTCATGACGAACGTGGCCATCGTGTCGTTCACCAGCGTAGCCGCCTCGATGCGGCGCCCCTTCAGGACCTCGTTCAGGTCGTCGCCCTGGTAGAACCACACCTGCCCGACCTTGCCGTCGTTGAAGTTCTTGGCCGACTGGCTCCAGATTTCCTTGCTCATTTCCTTCCCCTACTCTTTCTTCCTGGCCTTCAGGCCATCCTAACGATTGATTCACGTCTGTTTATGGGACCCCGTACCTGGCCCCGGAACCGAACAACGGGACCAGGGCGGAGTCCTACGGGCATCTGCCCGGTGGCGGCTAGGGAGGCCGCCGTCCGCCGGCCGGGGAATCCCCTACCCGGCCGGCGGAGGTCTCAGTCGGTCGTCTCGACCTTGGTCATGAGGCCGGTCAGATCAACCCGCTTGGGGCCGACCGCCTCGAAGATCCTCCAGTCCTCACCGTCCTCGAAGGTGACGTCGGGGCGGAGGACGCGGTCCCGGTAGTCGGAGTCAACGGTCCGCGACCAGCGGACCTCCGCGACCTTCCGACCGAGGATCTTCCGGCTCTGATCGACGTCCATGTCGCTGAACGGGTCCGCCCGAAGGTCCAGCCGGGTCCCGTTGGCGAAGTCGAACCGGTAGGCGTCCTGGTCCTCGAAGGTCCCGGCGACCTTGCCGTAGTCCACGATGACCTGACCGCGAAACGCCTCGATGAAGTCGGACCTGGACGCCAGGTGCGCCTCGCGGACCCAGCCTTCCCGCAGGTCCTCAACTGTCCCTCCCATGTCCTTGCTCATTGTCTGCTCCTTTCGGTTCCCCGGGGTCCCTTGCCCCTTGGTTGTAGTTACATTGTAGTAGACCAACACCCAAGGGGCAAGGTAACCTGCGTGATGACCGTCACAAATTACCCGCCCGCTGGCCGTCGCTGGCGGGCGGGTACTTGACTCTCGATCAATATTGTCCCCTCGGGCGCCTAAAACAGGGTCAGTTGCTCGCCGTTACCTTTGAAGGCCGGCCGGACACCGTCCCGGATCGCCTCGAAGTAGATCGACGTCGGCAGCAGGGCGCCCGCCATATGAAGGAGGTTGCCCGCCGCCTTGCCACACCACGGGCCCTCCCAGTTGTACGACCGGACGGCCATGTAGGCTATGTTCCCGGCCTCCACCTCGTAGACCGAGCGGAGCCCGCGGGCCAGCATCTTCGACGGGTTGGACCGCTGATCCAGGCCAACCAGCTCAGCCCACGAGTTGGCCCGCCCCCTGACCGACACCGCCACCTCGGACATCGGCTTGCCGGACAGCCCGGCGGCGGAGACGATGCAGAACGACGTCGCGGCCCGCAGCCAGTAGACCAGCCCGTTCAGGTCCGACTGAGTGGCGATCTGACGGTGCATGCCCACCAGCGTGTCCAGCACCTCCCGCAGGTCCGACCGGCCCAGCTGGCTGGCCGGCATGTGCATGTACGTTCCCACGGCCTCGGTGAGCCGGGCATCCATCCGGCGTTCCATCGTCTCAGCCATCTTGGTTCGCCTTCCACGCCTCGAAGATTCGGTCGGCCACCTGCTCCAGAGGGCCCCCGGCCCCCGGCCGCGGCGTCAAGTCCCCGTCCTTCAACGGCGAGGCGCCCAGGTCGTCCTCCCAGACCGTCGGGTACAGGTCCTCCAGCAGTGCCAGTAGGTAGATCGACTTCGAGGCCAAGTCCATCAGCGGCTTGTCCGTACGGGGCTCCGTCGGGGCCGGGCCGGACACCCCACCGGCCACCATCTGCACGTAGGCGTCCGCGTACATGTGCATCGTCTCGGACAGGGTCCGAGCGATGTCTGTCGAGGTCATGCCCCACGGCGTCGGCTCCGAGAGGGCGCCGGCCAGGAACAGCGCCGACTGCTGGACGGTGCTCATGCTGTTGTCGTAGGCGTTGGTCCCTCGGATCAGCCGGACGCCGATCGCGCCGATGACGTCGCCGATGGCGCACTTCAGGCCGACCCGGGTCTGCGCCGAGAACACCCGACCGACGCAGTCCAGCAGGACCGGCAGGAACTCGCGGTCGTTGGTGTACGGACGTTCCGTGACGCCGTCCTCTCCCCACGGGAAGTCGATCATGTAGTCGGACGCGACGCTGGCGACGGTCTTCGGACTGACCTCCATGATCCGCGGTCTCAGATACTTCTCTTCGCTCATCTCTCTACTCCTTGGTTGGTTGATCGTTGGTTGACTCGGATGGGTTGACGGGAGGGCCCTCGGGCCCTCCCGCCTGCTCAGTGTGTCAGTAGCCGATCACCTCCGCGTACGCGCCATCCGCGTCGCCGACCCACGCGACGTCCATGCCGGCGATGTCGTTGAGGCTCCGAATCTCCTGCTCGACGTAGCGCTCGGCCTTATGCCGAGCGTCCTCAGCGTTCGGCATGTCCTCGACCGTGAACTCCAGCGTGATCGGCACCTCGACCTTGACGGTCCAGTCCCGCGGACGGGCCGGCAGGCCGTGCTCCTCCATGAACTCGTCGAAGGCCGAGCACAACTCGTTGTTGTCGGCCCACTGGTGAGCGTCAGCCGCCAGCGCCTCCATGTCGTCCTTGTGCTTGGCCTCCAGCGCCTTCTCGCGGGCCTCGGCCTCCTCGACCCAACGGGCGAGCGTCTGGACGAAGTTCAGCATCCCGCCCACGGTCCCGGGGTAGTAGCCCTGCGCCTTCAGGTCTTCCTCGGTGGTCCCCCCGGGCAGGAGTTTGGACGACTCCACGGTGGTCCGGTCTTCCACGTTCACAAGGCTGACGTTGAACCAGCGCGGGACCTCGTCCTCCCACGTCGGGCCGACGGCGAAGGCGACGTCGCTCTTGAACTCTCCGTTCCCGTCCATGGTCCGTCGCCAGGCACGCACCGGACGGTCAGCCGGGTACATCTGCTCCTCGTTACTACTCATCGGTTCTGCTCCCTTCCAGGCCCTGTCTGTGTCTTTCCTGGCCTGTATTTAAATAGTAGTACCCCCTGCCCTACGGGGCAAGGGGTACTACGCGGTGTCTCTCACATTAACGATGACGTCGCTGGATCCGGTTCCCGGACATCACCGACCGGCCCGGCAGCCGGCCCGTCGGGACGGCCACCGACCCGCGGCCGCCGTCGCGCAGCCCGTTCAGCGCCTGCGCCAGCGCGTCCACTTGATCGTCGTGCTTTCCGTTGGGGAACTCCCGCAGTTCCGACAGCAGGTCCTCCACCCACTCGTTGCCGGGATCCGAGGGATACGGCAGGTAGACGTTCCCGGACTCGATCTCCGGCGTGATCGCGCGAGCGCGTATCTCCTTAGAGGTGCGGGCCCGGACCGGCTTGACGCCAGCCACCCGCTTGCGCAGGACGTCAATGGCCGCGGCCCCGTTGGCCGCATCCTCGATCAGGCGCTGGTGGACGCACTCGCCGTACGGCGAGACGTCGTGGTCGTCCGTACGGACCCACCGCTCCAGGTGGTCCAGCGTCTCCGTGAACGACCACCGGCCGCGCTGCTGAGCCACGAGGTACCGGCCGGGTCCCGCCCTGACCCACCGCTGGCCGACGACGAAGTCCGAGTTCTCGGAGCCCTTGAAGGTGAGATCCCACGAGTCCACCCACTGCCCGGCCCGCCACGCGGCGTCCGGCGCCAGCACGACACGGCCGTCGCCGGTGACCTTCGCCGGGTCACGGGTCCAGTACCGCCACCAGCCGACGTCGAACACGGCGCCCTGCGCCGGGGACGGCCGTTGCTGGTACAGCGCGGCCCACGAGTACGAGCCCATCGAGGTCTTCATCTGCGCCCAGCGTTCCAGGGCCTCCTCGCGGGTCTCCTCCAGCAGGGGGCTGAACAGCGGGTCGCCCTCGGCGCGGCCCAGGACGTCGTCCTGCTCGGCGATCGCCGGGAAGGAGATCACCTCCCATTTGTCGCGGTCGGGGCTGTACTCCTGGCTCAGCAGACGGCCGATGAAATCGTCCTCGTGCCAGCGGGTACCGATGACCACCACGAGCGACGGCGGCTCCAGGCGGGTCTGAGCATTCGCCACCCACCAGTCCCACAACGATTCCCGATCGACAGCAGAGTGCGCCGCAGCGAAGTCCTTGACCAGGTCGTCCACGAGCATGACCTTGAACCCCCGGCCGGTGATCGACTGTCCCGGCGCCGAGCGGGAGACGATGCTTCCGCCCTCAGTAGTCTGCCAGTCGGCTACGGCTCCGGCGTCGTGAGCGAGATGTAGCCCAAACTCAGTGCCGTGCTCCTCCACCGTCCGACGCACCTGGCGGCCCCACGACACCGCCAGCGTAGGCGAGTGCGACAGCAGCCCGATCTTCCAGTCTGGGTGCTGGCGCAGCAGCCAGATCGGCAGGTTGACCGACGTCAGCGCCGACTTGCCCATACGAGGCGGCATCGAGACCGTGATGAACCGGCTCTCGCCCTGTTCGACGTCATGCACGGCCTTCGCCAGCCGCTGGGCCAGGTACTCCAGGTGCGGCCGACTGCGGTACCTGTCGTCGGTCTGCATGGCCGCCTCCAGCGGGTCGGCCGCCTGCGGGTAGTGTGGGTCGTGCCTGCACGGGACGCCGGCGTGCGGCTCTCCCGAGCACCGTTCGAGGGTGCAGACCGGCTGGTTTCCGAGCCACTCCTGGTGCTTCAGCAGGGAGCGGAGTTCAGCCTCGATCTCCTCCTCGGACATCTCCCACGGAGACGGGAGCTGCCTCAACTTAGGCATCTTCCCGCTCCTCGGCCACGACCTTCCCGTCCTCTCCGACGTCAACGACGTCCACGACGAACTCGCCGTCGTCATCGGGCCCCTGTTCCAGTGGGGGCCCCTCGAGTTCCTCGCGATCCAGGACCGGCGGCGCCGCTGCCGCCTCCCGACGGCGCTGTACCTCACGCATGAGTTCGTCGAGACGGGCGTCGGTCGCCTTGGCCGTCATATCCACGAGGTTCGTCGTCACGCCCACGGTGACGTCGGGCAGGTTGCCACGCGAGGCGTTCCGTTCGAGGTTGGCGGCCACCTCCAGCATTTTCATGACATCGTTCGGCTTCATCATCGAGATACGCATCTCGTCGAGGCCCTGAAGCCACTGAGCGGCGCGGGACATGGCGAGGCGGGCGATCGCCCGGTGCCTCTCGTTCATGTCCACCCGGTAGCGGATCAGTCGCTCGGTTTCCTGCTCCTGAAGGTGCAGGTCCCAGGCGTGGCAGCGTTCGCGCCACGACCACCGGACCGAGTTGTGGAACCCGCTCGGGTGGTCCCGGACACGGCGAGGGTCCGAGTCCCGGTACGCCTCGAACTGGGCGAACGCGGTCTCGGACTCGCCCGCCTGCCGGTGCCAGATCGGCCTCGTGTAATCCAGCGGAACGGCTTTGTTGACCCGCTTTCGCTTACCGGAAGTCTCCTCCGACACTGTCCTGCCCCCTTCATCGACGCCTTGCAGACGTATACCAGGTTACCTCAGCGGCCGCGCGACTGCCCGAGACCTCCTGGCCGCGGCACGCAGGATGCGCAGGACCAGCAGCGAGTGCCAGCACCAGACCTTCCCGCCGTGGTGTCGTCCGTGCTGGCACGTGCAGGTCACCGACGGGGCGCCGTTCGGCATGTAGATGACGTGAACGTCGTAGATGTTTCCCTGCCGGCCCTCGACATGCCACATCGACGGATCCAAGTCGTCCACCTCGAACTTCCTGTCCTCGAAACAGGCGCGCAGAGCGCTCTCCTGGCTCTCCGAGGTCTCCTCAGGGCTCATAGCCGCCAGCGTCTTCGTCTGGCTCTCCGGCCACCATGCTTTCATCTCTGCTCCTTAGTTGTCTCTGTGGATGGGTTGTAGGTCAGCGGATCTTCCACCAACCGGCCTCGGACCTAGGGACCTCGCCCACGGCCTCATTGACGAACTCGATGACCTTGCGAAGGTCGTCGGTGTGCACCGACCGGGGATCGAAGCCGTCAGCGTGCCGGGAGACGAACAGCCCGTCGTTGGTACGGGTGAACGTCACCTCGACGTCGTCGTCGTTTGCGAACGTCGCCCGGGAGGTCCATCGCCTGAACGCCAGCACTCGCCGGATCTCCACGAGGAGGAGCCTGTGGCAGACCACCGCGCTTGCCAGCGCCCATGACTGTCGCCACGTCAAGTTGATCCTGCTGAGCCTCAGCGCCAGCGTCGGCCTGACGGCAGCCGCGTAGAGCCGCACGATGCTGCTCACCATCGGCTTTTCCATGTCTACTCCTAGTTCCTGTCCATTGGTTGTATGTACATTGTAGTTAATGTACGGTCCTAAGTCAAACGAGGGGCGGCCCTTAGCAGCGCCACGCGTACCACCTGCTCCGCCTCGTCCGGGTCCAGGACGACGTCGGCCGTCCCTCCGGCCTTCCAGATCCTACGGATCTGCTCGTGCTGCTGTACCGAGGCCCGCCCGAGCGCGTGCTGGCGGGACTCCCCCGGCTTCTGGTGCTTGACCTCCAGCCCGATGAACTGGCCCTGTACGCACACGAGGAGGTCCGGTACGCCCGGCTCCTGGTAGGGGCCGCCGGCCACCTTCAGCACCCACGAGCCCGGCCACACCTTAAGGATGCGGCGCTTGATCGCCGCCACCACCTGCGTCTCGTTGCCCCACTCGTTCGCCATGCTGACTCCTTCCAGATACGCCGAAGGGGGCCCTACGGGGCCCCCTCGGAGTTTAGACCTGGCGGATCACAGGTCCAGGTCGTCGATGGACAGGTCGTCCACGTCCACGCTATCAGAGTCGTCGCCGGCGTCCCAAGGGTTCTCCGGCTCCGTGTCCTCGGTGTTCACGTCCTGGACGATGGCGGCAGCCTCGGCCTTCTTGGCGTCCGAGGAGGGCTTGGCGGGCGACTCGTCCTCCGCGGCGGCCTCCAGCGCGTCCAGGTCGTCCTCCGAGGACTCCTCGGCCTTCGGCTGGGCGACGCGGATGTACTGGGCGATCTCGGACTTGATTCGACCGTTGTACGGCTCGCCGTCCACGACCTCGATGTCAGCCTGGCGCTTCAGGAAGGTCTTCAGGTTGATCTGCAACTTCTTCTTGGGAGTCTTGATCCCGATCCCCTGCATGAAGCCGACGACGCGGAACATCGCCTTGTCGGTCAGGGTCAGACGGTCGAGGATGACTGCCCCGGCGTGCTCGCCGCCGAGGACGCGCATCCAGACCTTAATCATGGTGTTCCCGGCGCGGGACTTGTCGAGATCAACGTCGTCCACGATGGCGCGGTAGCGGCCCTCGGGGATGCGGACGTTACCGCTGTCCTTGTAGTTGCTCAGGTCGATAACGATGTTCGAGTTCACGTTGTCAGCCATGTCACTGCTCCTTCTTGTTGGTGGTGGCTGTCTTGCTGGCGGGCTTCTTGGCCGAGACTCCGCCTACCCCGAGCACCTTGCTCAGGCTTCCGAGGGTCACCGGCTTATTGCGCCCCAGGACCTCGGGGATCTTACCCCGAAGGTCGAAGGGCAGCCGGGCCTTCGTTCCGTAGTCGGGATTGGTCCCGAAACGGACGATATGGTTCGTGGACGGCTGGGACTCGTCGCTGATGGCGTCGATGTTCTCCTCCACGTCTGCGTACACGATGTAGTCGGGCGTGGCCCTGACGATGCTGAGGGCGCCCTTCTGGACGTCTGGCTGGCGGCGAACGCCGCCGTTGATCTCGTCCTCGATCATTTTCACCTGCGCGGTCATGACGACGTGCATGGGGTGAGACCGGTTGCCGTCGGCGAGGCCGTACCAGAACACGGCCATGTCCGTCATAATGTCGAGCGACTGGCCCCACGTCCGCTGGTCGGCCGGGGCGGTGCCCTGGCGGATCTCGCGGACCGCTGTCTCCGAAGCGCCGGTGAGGAACCTCATCGTCATCTTCTGGGCCGCGGTGAGCGAGTCGATCACCACCGCCTTGTACGGGTGGCCGCCCTTGTCGAGGGCCCAGAACACATCATCCAGCGCCGTGATCGACTCGGGTCGGATGACGTCGATGTTCTTGGCGTAGGGCGCGTTGCGGAACGACTTGGTTCCCTTCTCCCCCATGAGGTCGATGAACAGCGTCTTGCCCAGTTCACCGATCGTCGAGGCCAGCGTCGTCTTGCCGCCTCCCTGGGGCCCGAGGATGAGCCAGCGCCCGAAGTCGGGCTGCTCCTCGTTCACATCGACAATGTCGATGCCTGCGAATCCTGCCATTTCCTGCTCCTTCCTGGCTAGGTACTTATATCGTAGTTCAGTCGGATGTCTTTGTCAATTACCGTGAGCCATGCGGCTTACGGACTTCGAGGCCGTACTCCGCCGGATCGAAGTCGCCGTCTGGGCCGCCCACAGCCTGCGCCCGGCACAACTCGGCGAAGTCGCACCACTTGCAGATCATGCTGACCAGGTTCCGAGGGGCCTCGCCCGACCGCTCGGCGCGGGCCTTGGTCCGGCCGATGTCGCTGACGGTATCAACGGCGGCCCGCAGGTGCGTCTTGACGATATTCACCGACAGCGGCGTCATGCTGCGCCGGTACCAGTTCCGACGGACGTCGTCCGAGGACAGACGGTCAACCTCGTCCTGCTCGACCTTGTAGACCCCCGCGCCGGAGCCGCCCTTCTTCAGCCCGTCGAAGGGGATGCCGTCGCCGACCCACTCGACGTAGGTCCGCAGGTCGTAGTCCGTCACCGACTTCGACAGCCGGCCGGACTTCGTCAGGCTGGGCGTCTTCGGCGCCACGGTCCTGACTCGGTCGAAGGACACGGCCCGAGGAGAGTTGATCCCCCATGCCTTGCAGTCCTGGGCGATCCCCCAGGCGTACAACTGGACCTGGCTGTCCATGAGTTCGTCCATCGCCGACATCTGGCCGATCGACTTCGAGGTCTTGCAGTCGCGGACCACCACGAGGCCGCGGCGACGGTCCTCGTACACCTCGTCGATGAACCCGAACAGGTGCACCGGCGGCCCGTCATAGCCCTTCGGCATCGGCAGAGCCCGCTCCCAGCGGTGCTCGACGGCAAGGACGGCCTCACCCTCCGAGGCGGAGCCCCACTCGTCCAGCCAGCCGGCGTAGGCGTCGCTGAGACGCTTCGGCATCTCCTGCCCGAGGAAGTCCAGCCACTGCTCGCGCTTGGGCTCCGGGATAGCGGCCCACCAGTCGTGAGCGGCGCTCATGATCTCCTCCGGGCTCGTCTCGGGCGAGAACTCCGGCCCGCCGTCCACCGTCCCGATGGACTCGGGGGCGGAGACCAGCGTCCCCTCGCGACGGCCCTTGGCGAGCCTGTCGGCAGCGCGCACGGCGTGGAACCACGACCCGAACTCCAGCGCCGGGGCGGCGTCCTCACCCGCCCGGCCGAGCCTGTCGAGGTAGCGGTACTTCCACATCTGAGGGCACTTCCGGTGCGTAGTCATGGAAGAGTACGTCGCCAGGATGACCTCGTCGTCTCCGGCTGTCTCACTCTGTGAGACGGTTTCCTGTCCTTTAGACTCGCTAGCGAGTCTAGCAGGTCTGTCAAGCATTTCAAGCCCCTATTTCCAATTTCATTTACCCCCTACCCCTCCCTATAGGGAGGGGTAGGGGAATCGAATAGCGAAAAACCGAATCGACCCATGAATCCCCTCCGGCGGCCCCTACTACTACTACTCGTCCACCTCTCCGTCCTCCGAGCCGTCGGCCGAGATCACCTTGCCGACCAGTTCCGGGTTCCCATCCAGTACGTGAGTCAGCACCGATCGCTCCAGGTTCGAGCGGTCCTCGTAGACCTTGTACTGGACCTCGTCCACCGTGCCCGGCGCCAGCGCGTACCAGAACGTGCATGGTCTCGTCTGGCCCAACCTGTTCAGCCGATCGCGGGCCTGGACCCACTCGTCGCGCTTCGTGGACAGGCTGGCGAATACCGCGTTCGACGCCGTCACGAGTTCGTTCACCGCCAGACTCAGCGTCTGGATCTGGGCCACCAGCACGATGCGCTGCGGGTCGTCCGAGCCGAACCGACGGCGCATCGCCAGCCGGTCCTCGGGATCCGTGTCCCCGGTTATCGTCAGCACGACGGTGTCCTTGCGAGCGATCTCCTGGCGGATCTGCTCGATCTCCCGGCGGAACACCGCGAAGACCACGATGCGGTTCTCGCCGTCGAGCGTGTCGTTCACGATGGACGCCACGGTCTTCGCCTTGCTCTTGCCGATGATCTCAACGTTCCCGTCGTCGTCCGGCAGGTGCCCTGCGGTGATCTGGCGGAGCCTCATCATCTGCGCCAGACGGCCCATAGCGGTCGAACTGCGCCCCGACAGCAGGATGGCCTGCAGACGCTTCTTCATCGCCTCGTAGGCCCTCTCCTCAGCCGTGGACAGGTGCACCGGCACGACGACATCGGTCGTCTTGGGCAGGTCCAGCGCCTCGGCCTTCAAAGCGACAGCGGCTCGCTGGCCCATGACCTTCTGCATGTGATCGAGGTTGCGGAAGCCCTTGACCTCATAGCCCATGAACCCGCCCATTACGGCGTACTCGTTCTTGAACTCGGTGAACGTCGCGTCCTTGCCGTTCCGCCCGAACGCCTTCGGGTCGAGGAAGCGCCACTGCGCGAAGACGTCCAGCGGGTTCTTCGGCATGACCGTCCCGGTCAGGATGATCCGTCGCTGGGACTGACGGCCGATGCGGGCCGCGAGCCGGGAGACGTTCGACGACACGGACTTAATGAGGTGCGACTCGTCGATCACCACGAGGTGCGGGCCGAACTTGCGGATCGCGTCCAGCGTCCGGTCCGCAGTCGTCCGGGACCCCTCGGAACGACGCTGGCTGAGGACGTCGATGTTCAAGACCTCGATCTGCAACAGCGGCAGGCCCCCCTCGTTGAACCGGCTCAGGCCCGTCGGCCAGACCTCGTCCGAGGGTATCTCCAGGCCGTCCAGGCGGGCCCCTACGGCGATGGAATGGTGTCCGTGCATGTTGCGGTTGGTGAACGCCTTCTTAGGCCCGTAGCCGCCCGTTGGCGACGCCGGAGGCAGCCCGCCGCGGGCCTGTAGCGCCTCCAGTTTCTGCGTCACCGACCCGCCCAGCGCCTCAGCCCATACGTTCACCTGCGGGCTGGCCCAGCGAGGCGCCTGTAGCGCCCACTGGTCCACGGCCGCCAGCGGGGCGATCACGAGGACACGGGCGACCTGCTCCTGAAGGGCCAGCAGCGAGGCGTAGTCCACGACGGTCGCCGTGTTGTGCGTAACGATCCAGTCGTTCGCCACGTACAGCCGGTCCTTCGCGTCCACCGAGATGCAGCGGACGTGCTCCCGGCCGGCCGGCACTATGGACTTGATCCAGCGCAGCGGCTGGCGGTCCTTGTGAATGACCACCCGGAACTGCGGGTGCCCGTCCCACGAGCGGTCAAACAACTGGACGGCCAGCCCGAGCGACCACGCCAGCCGTCGGACGCCCTCAGCGGCCTCCAGGTACCTGGTGACGAAGACGGCCCCGCGGCGAGTCTCCAGGTCGGACGTCTCCACCGCCCCCGACAGCAGCGCCCGGCGGTCGGTCAGCGACGCCACGAGCATCTTCTCGGGGATGCGCTGCGCCTCGTCGGAGCCGCGGCTGAGCAGGTGCCCCAACAGGTACGGCTCGATGGGGAGAGAGTCCGTCGGGACGGCGGACCGGATGTTCTCGGCCACGGGGATGCAGTACTGAACCATCATGCGACCGTCCTCGTTGGCCTCGGCCATGAGGGTACGGGTGTCCATGACGGTCCACAGGACCGCCCCGTCGCGACGCTTCCTGCCCACCTTCCACAGATGGTCGCCGTCCACGAGGACCGAGCCGCCGTCGTGCATCGTCACCCGGTAGACGTCGAGGACGCCGCGGTCGTAGACGCCGGTGACCTCGATGGCGCGTCCCCGGTAGCCGGTGACGGACGAGCCGACCTTCAGGTCGCCGACACGGCGCCAGCCGGTCGGTGTCAGAATCTTTTCGCTGAGCGGGTGGCCCTTGCCGAGACCGGGCTCGAACAGCAGCGCCGCCGTGCCCTTGTTCTCGATGATCTTCTTCAGGCCGGTCTTCTGGTGGGCGAAGCGCTCAGGGCCGCCGAACTGGAACCTGGCCACCTCAGATCGCCTCCGCCAGAACCGCGGCGATGTTCACCGGGCGCCACTCCAGAATGAGGTCCAGGTGCTCCACCAGTATCCAGTTGCTGTCGATGCCCTGGTCCTTGGCATCGACCGGCGCGTAGTAGCAGTCGCCGTCGGTGTCGTACCGGCGGGAGAACAGCCCGTGCACCTCCTCCTTCTCGTAGATCCCGTCGCGCTTCGTAGCGGCCTTGCGGAGCGCCTTGTCCACGTAGATCAGGTCCTTGTCGGGCCACTCGGTCGAGATGAGGTCGCCGTCGCGGAACTGCAGCGGGGCTCCCTCCAAGACGGTCAGGTACGTCTTGGCGTCGTCGATGGGGATCTTGACCTCCTCGGCGTCGTACTCAGCACCGCCGGCCTTCTCGGCGTACAGGATCTCGCTCTCCATCGTGGTCCCGTTCCCGAGGACCTTCCACCAGCAGTCGCCGTGGTAGATGATCGCGTCGGCGATGATGTCGCTTCCGCGCCTCAGGAAGATGTGCTTGCTCAGGTCGATCAGGCGGATGTCGTCCGCGTACTTGTCGTCACTCATCGGTCTTCTCCTGCTCTGCTACGAAGTCGGTCGGCGTGGCCTTGCGCCACTTGATGATGCGGTCGCCCGCGGACTGGTCCAGCAGGCTGTCGCCGTCAAGGCTGACGTACGTGTGGGACGAATCCGAGTGGCCGGGCTTGCCGTAGAACCCGCTGACCTCGACGGTGTACTCGGTCCCGAAGGAGTCCATGAGCCGTCGAGCCTGCCCCAGTTCCACGCGGATGACCGGCTCATTCGGCCAGCGATCCAACTCGAACACCTGGCCGTTGTTGATGGTGTACGCATCCAGGTTGAAGTCGTCGTCGAGCCTGGGGATCATCACGTTCGTGCTGAAACGGGCGCTGACTCGCTTCCGGTCGTACTCCGAGGGGCTGTACGTCGTCCCCTGCACGGACAAGAACGCGCCATCAATGGCGTCGCGGGGCGTGTTGTCCACCTCGACTATCTTGCCCCCGATGACCACGTAGTCGTGCGGGTCCCGCGTCAGGACCGACGCGAGGTGCATCTTTCCCTCAGCCATCAGATTCCCCTCCCCTCGCCGGCTGCGTTGAAGTTCATCGCGTAGCCGTAGCAGACTGACAGGTCCTTGAACTCGTCGCGGCTGATCCGCAGCGGCGCCATGTCGGTTCGGATCGTGACTGTCTTGGTGTTCCGCTCGGGGCCCCACGCCCCTGCCGAGAACCGGCGGCCGGCCGCGAAAAACGCTCCGGCGGGCTTCCCGAGCGTCCCGTCCCCGCGAACCGGCTCGTCAAGGATCTCCCACAGCCCGTCGCCCAGTTGGACGATGTCTCCCGCCGAGACCTGGCTCGGTCGGATGTACTCGAATGTCATTTCCTGCTCCTGCTCTGTGTTGTTGCTACTGATGAACTGTCTCTGAGATGGCGGCCGAGACACCGGGCGTGCAGCCCTAGCCGCACGGCTCGGCGCAGACCTCGGTGTAGACGATGTCACGGACGTTGGCGATGGCGCCGCGCTTTTTGTAGCCGGTCCGGCCGCTGACCGGCAGGCCCTCAACGTCCCGGGCGATGGCGAGGAACCCGCGGCTGGCGGGGCCGTGCAGTCGCCGGTCGGTGTCGTCCATGTAGACCGTCGATCGCGAAGAACAGCGTCCCGCTCATCGGTCATCCTCCTCGTCGTCGTCGATGTCGTACTCGTCAGAGTCGCAGTCGCAGTTGACCTGCGAGCAGGTGAAGCACGGGGTGTTCCCAGGGTCCTGCGGGTCCTCGTAGACCCCGGTCTCGTAGTAGTGGTAGACGGCCCTGCTGATAGCGGCCTCCGTGGCCTCGTCCTGGGCCTGGTCCTCAGCGACCTCCAGCGCGTAGGCCATAGCCAGGTCGATCTCGTCGATGTCGTCGTGCTGACTCATAACGTCCTCACTTACGGCCGCCGGGGACGACGGTGACCAGCGGCTCGTTCTTCAGCGGGTTGCCGATGTGGATGTCGTCGGTGGGGCGGAGCCAGTACTCCAGGTGGGTCAGCATCTTCGCCGCGAAGTACAGGAAGATGCCGGAAACGGGCAGCCACAGGATGACCTGGCCGGTCACGACCGTGGCGATGGCGGCGACCGCGAAGGCGACACCGAGGGTCAGGAGGGCGGCGAACATCCTCACGTAGGCTGTGGCGATCACGGCTCGCTTCTGCTCGCTCATTCCGTACTGCATCATCTGCTCCAATCTGCCGGGCGGTTATCCGTCTCATCCGGCGGTATCTGGGGGACCGGTTGTCCCCCGGTGATGCATTAAGTATATGGGGTTGGCATACCTAGATCAATAGAACCTACGTGAGGACGGTCACACTACCATTCCGTCCGGTCCTCGCGCTCAACGATGTCCCACACGTCCAGTTCCCCAGTTATCCCGCCCGTCCAGTCGTGCGGGTCGTACTCATCCGGCCCGCCGTCGAAGTCCTCCAGGTCGATCTCCACCTCGCCGACGTCGTCGGCCTCATCCGGCCCCTCATCGGGCTCTGGCGGGTCCTCGACCTCATGAGCGACGTCATCCGGGCCGTTTTCGGGCGGATCCGGCTCGCTCAGCTGGTCCGATGGGGCTGAGCCCTCCGGCGTAGGTGTCGGCGGCGGGTCGTCGATGATCTCGATGTCGAAGCCCGCATCCGGCTGGTCCTCACTGAAACCGGGAACGCCGATCATCAGCGTGTACCTCACCCCTCGCGTCTTGCCGGACCTCTCCAGCACCCCACAGGCCGTCAGTCTCTCCACGGCCTTCTCGGCCTGCCTTGGGGCGGCCAGGCAGTTCGGGTCCTCCAGGATCTCCCGCCGGGTCAGCGACTTGCCGACCTCGCCCTGAAAGACCGTCATGATGACGTCCTCCCACCGGGCGTTCTCCTCGGCCTTCTTAGCGGCCTGAACGTTGGACAGATCCACGTCAACCTCGGACTTCGTCAGCACCGCCTTGCGCGGCGGGGCGATCGACAGGTCCGTCTGACCCGGCTTCGAGGAGTCGATGATGACGACGCCCGCCACCTGCGCCTTGCCGACGCCGCTACCGGCCTGGGACGCGGCGCGGACGGCGCCCGGGCGGTCCTTCAGGACCACGAGTTCCACCTCGCCGACGGCCCCCGGCATGGGCTGACGCACCGGCCAGACCTGCAACAGGGTCCCCTGGACCATGGCGACCTTGTGCTGGGACCCGAGGGGCATCGTCCCCTTCTCACCGCCCTTCGCCATGTGGTCGATGATGATGACCGTCGAGCGTCCGTTGCGGGTCAGCCGCTTCAGCCACGAGGTGATGACGTCCGTGGACACCGCATCGTTCGAGTCCAACCCGTGCAGCCCGTACAGGCTGGTCATTCCGTCAGCCACGATTAGGGACGGATCCAGCGCCTCCAGCGCCTTGCTGAACAGGGATTGGTTCAGCGTTCCGATGTCGGTCGGGCTGGACGACCCCCAGCGGTTCCTCTGCATCGGAGCCAGCGGCTCCTCGGGGCGGATGTACGAGAACTGCAACCGCAGGTCGTCGTCGGCGGCGCCCATGAGCCGCAGCCGGTTCAACGTCTGGACTGGCTCGTCCTCGAAGTCGAGGTACAGTACGCGTTCGCCCTTCGCCATCTCCTGCATGGCCGTGTTCAGCGCGATCCAGGACTTCGCCGACTCCGAGGAGCCGTACAGCATGTTCACGCGGCCCCTGTACATCAAGCACTGGCCGTCTGATCGGGACAGCACCTCGGGCGCCGAGGGGCGCACCTGGCCCGCCAGGTACGGCTCCAGGTCCACCGGTTCCCACGTCGCCAGCCGCTCCTCCAGCGGGTCCCGGTCCTCGTCGGCTACCTGGACGCCGGGCGCGATGAGGGCCCCGCCCGGGGCGTCCTCGGCGCGAGGGGCGTCCATGACGCCGTTCTCGGGGCGGGACGGGGCCGGGGACTGCGGGACCTTGTCGGAAATGACCGGCACGTCGGGGCGGAAGCCCGCCGCCGACTCGACCTCGCCGGCCAGGCGCCGGGCCATCTCGGCGTGCGGCTCGCCGATGATCGTCGCGAGGGTGGGGAACCCCTGGACCGGGGCGCCCTCCCGCAACTTCCTCAGCGTCGTCCCGATGGACTCGTTAACCCGCGTGTCCGGCCCGTCCTCGTCGTGAGTGGCCTGAGCCAGCGCGCGTATCAGGACCTCGGCGTTCCGCTCCCAGAACGGGTGGACCCCGTCGCCGTAGCGCAGCAGCCCGCCGGCGAGCGCCACGTAGGCGTCGTGGCGGCCGCCCTGACGGGGCCAGCGATCAATGAGCGTGGCGCCGAGCGCGAGGAGCGCCACCTGGACGGTGAGCACCTTCCCGTCGATGAGCGCCGGCCCCTCGTCACCGCCCCAGGGCTGGTCAACCCACTCGTACTGCTCGGCGGTGTCCGGGTGGATCGACGGCGGCACGACGGTCTGCGCGCCGGTCGTACGGAGTTCGACGGAGACCGTGGTGCGCGCCGGGTCGTCGGCGTCGGGGATCTTGAACCGGCGCGTGCCCGGCAACGTCCCCTCCGTCGCGATGTACCAGTAGTGGCTGTCGGGGTTCGTGGCCCGGCCGTGCCTCGCAGCGGTCCGAGGGAGGAAGTAGTGGCGCAGCCGTGTCGCGGCGGGGTGGTCGATGTCCACGTCGATCAGGTCGCCGGACGGCTCCCCGAGGGACACCCCCAGGTTCGTGGCGCCGCCGGCGGCGTACTCCTCGAACCGCTGGCGGACCTCCTTGGCCCCGGCCTCGGCCGGGGGCTCGGGCCAGCGGACCCTCTGCCACGTCGATATCGAGGGGCGCTTGGCGCCTGCGAGGACCGGCAGCGGCGTGAACCCGTTGAGGTAGGCGTCCACGGCGGCGTTGACAACGTCCGACCTGCGTACCCTATTATTGGGGGAGAGGGATTCCTTGCTCATTGGTTGTCCTTTCACGAAACCCCGCCGGTTGCTGCTCCCGGCGGGGTTTCTCGTGCTCTGTGGCTGGCGGTTGGCGTGGCGTCCGGCCGGGCCGCCGACGCTACCACCTGCTCAGTCCTGCTCTTCCCGGGCGGCCTCGGCCGCGCGCTGGCGCTCGGTGGGGACGACGTCAACGACGGGCTGGGCCTCGCCGACGCGGATCCGTCCGCGAGCGTAGGCGGACAGCAGCGCCCGGGTGACGTAGTTCATCGTGTACCCGCGCTTCTCAGCGCGGCGCTGGGCCCGCTTCCACAGCGAGTCCTCGATGCGGAACGAGTGCGGCGTGGCTTTCTCGCCTCCGACGGGGCGGCGGTTGCGGAACCGCACGACACGAGGTGTGCCCTTGCCGCTGACGGCGGGCTCGCCCTCGTCGTCGGCCGGGGCCGGCTCGTCGTCAGCGTCCTCGTCGAGCGGGTCGGCGTAGTCGTTCTCGTCGTCGAAGTCCGGGCCGTCGGATACCTGCGGGCCGTCGTCGGCGTCGGCGTCGAGTCCCTCCTCCAGCGGGTCCGGGGTATCGGGCGGGATGGCCCCGACGGCCATGGCAGCCTGCCAGGCGTCGTGTCGCTGCTGTGGGCTGAGACCGGCGAACATCTTCTCGGTCATGTCTGGTGAAAGCATCGTGTGTCCTGCTCTGTTGGCGGTGGGCGCCCCGCGGGCGGGGCCTGAGACAGAAACGCCGGCGGCCGTCGCCGCCGTGCTCCTGGTTGTCCGAGTCCTGGGTGGGCGCTCTGCCAGCCCTTCCGCGCGCCGTCCGGTTCGGCGGGCTTCCGTCACTGACTTTCCCTGAGGCCGCAGCGGCTGGCCGGCCGTCCGCTCCTCGTGGCGCTGTTGAGACCCCGCGAAGGTCCGTATGAGGGCGCACCCTCCCGAGCGTGCGGTGCTCGGTACCCGTCCGGCGATTGCCCCACCCGGCCAGTCACTCATCGCATCGCTGACTCTCAGGTTCGTAGGCGTCTTGCCCGTATGCCCTAAGCATGTATGACCCGGCGCGGTATGTCAAGCGTAACGTAATGTGATGACTCTCTTAGACATTCATAACGTCTACCTTCGTGGCGCCCGGCGTAGCGACGCTATTCGGCCCGGCTTTTCGATTCCGACCGGAGCGCCAGCGGAGGGGAAGGAATCGAAATGGTGGGCCGAATAAGGTCGCCCAGCCGGTCGGCCTGCGGAGCAGCGGGCCGCAAGCCACGAAGTGGCTTGATCTTAACATGCAGCGTCAAGCACGACAACGGGCTCGAATCGAGACGGGTCGGGACGGGCTGCCGTCTCACAGAGTGAGACGACACGCCCGAGTGCGTTGCAGAGAAATCGTTGCTATCGCAACGATTTCTCGTCATTCGAGAGTTTTTTCGATTTCTATTTCTCTCTCTCCCACCCTTAAGGGTGGGAGAGAGAAATAGAAATCGAAAAAACCTCGACGAAAACGTAAGACCGCGCGCGCGCGTTATACCCGGCCCCGCCGGGCCGGTCAAGAGATGTCCATCACAGGTAGGGCGGCCGGGGAGGGCGCCGGCCCGGACCGCCACCCTCGGACATGTCCCCACACCCTCGGTAAGGGGCCTAGGAGCCTCGTAGCGGGCCTGGGAGCGGAAGACGGTGTGATGGGGTAGCCCCAGGGGCCCGAGGCCGTCTACGGGCCTTAGACGCACGAGAACGCCCCCACCAGGTGGCAGGGGCGTTCTCAGGGGCGGGACGGGTCAGACGTGCCCGCGATTGATCCCGAGGATGCGGCTGCGGGCCGTGAACGACTCCTTCGCAGCCTCATCGAGCCAGCGGGCGATCTTCGAGGTGATCCACACGAAGGCCCGCTGCTGACGGCCCTCGCCGGCGTCCATCACGGTGAGGGCGTAGCCGATCGAGCACGGTGCGGTTCTGACCGTGTAGTTCAGTTCGTTCAGGCCCCGCACCATGGCCTTGAAGGCGTCCTGGCGGGTGAACGCCACGTTCACGTGCTCGTCGTTGGTGACAACGATCTTCCCGTGGCCCCAGCCAAGGTTCTGGCGGGTGGCGAAGCCGCCGCTGACGAAGGTGACCACGGCTGGCTCCATGCCGCGCAGGATCTGGTCGCGGAACTGCCTGGCGGTCGTCGGGTGGATCGAGTAGCCGTCGTAGGGCTCAGTGCTCATTGTTCTCTCCTATCAAGCAATTTTCATTGATTTGGTTTGGTGAATAGTGAAATGGGGTGCGAAAAGGAGCGTTTCGGTTTGGGCGGGGGCTTATTTATTCGCCTAGGACCAGGGTCCTAGGTGAAATGGAATCCGAAATGCCAAACCGAAACGGTCCTTTTCGGTCCCTCATTTACTATTCACCACTTCCTATTGGCCGAAATGACATGTCTAATTAATGGGCCTACTTGATCTGCTCCCTCAGTCGGCGGTTCCGAGCGATGCGGGCCTGCCCGACCGTCGGGAACCACGAGTAGTTCCTTCGTGCTTGGTAGATCCAGTTCTGAGCCGTCTTCCGAGCGACCCCGTACATCGCGGCAATGTCGTCCTTGTCGATCCCGTCCTCGACGTGAGCCGCCAGCACCTGCGGCGGCGGGCAGTTCGAGGGGCGGCCCCGGCCGGTCGCCAGCGTCCCGTACCTCGTGATCGGCCGGTCGCCAGCAATGGGCATCCCGCGCAGCAGCCGGATGGCGACCGTCCCGAGGAGGGTGAGCGGCGCGGACCTCGGGACCGGGATCCCCGGGTCGGGGATGATGACCAGCCGGCGGATCCGATCACCGGCCAGCAGGTTGTCCGACTCCGGCGTCGCGTCCACGTCCACGATGTAGGTGATGCCGTGCACCTCGTCGTGGATGCGGACCGCGGGCGCCCCATCCATCATCGCCTTCGTGGCCGTCAGGTCCTGCTCGGTGATGTACCGGGGCTGCTTGCGGGGCCCGTAGTTCGTCGTCCGACGGCGACGGCGCTTCTTCTGCTCTGCCATGTCTCTGCTCCTTCGTGTTGGTGTTGGTGGTGGTGGTGGCATGGTGCTCAGATGGTCGGCAGCGGGTCGTCCTCGGTCAGCAGGTCATCGATACCCCAGCGGGTGCCGACCGACGGGCTGGCGACGATCGGGACGTCCATCTGGCAGTCCAGCGGCCGCAGCAGGCTGTTCACGTCCTCCATGCGGGCCTTGCACTCCAGCAGGACCTCCTGCCAGCGGTCCTCCGGCGCCTCGATGCCGATCTCGTCGTGGACCGTGACGACGACGTGCGCGCCGGGAACAGCCGTGTGGCCGGGCAGCGTGCCCATGATCGACGCCGCCGCCATCTGCATGAGGTCCGAGCCGAAGCCCTGGACGGGGCTGTTCAGCGCGTTCCGCTCGGCGCGGGAGATCAGGGCCGGGTTGTTCGAGTACAGGTCGCTGAGCCAGCGGACGCGCCCGATCGGGGACGTCACGAAGCCCCGCTCGTGCGCCCGGCGCTTGGCGTTCTCGTGCCACTGAAGCATCCCGTCCCACATCTCGAAGAACGAGTCGTGGACCTTCTGGGCCTCGTCCAGGCTCATAGCCACGTCGTAGGCCGTGGCCGCGTACGTCTGGAAGCCGGCCGCCGACATGCCGTACAGCAGGCCGAAGTTGCCGGCCTTCGCCTGCTTGCGCTCCATCGAGGTGATGTCCTCGGGCGCCTTGCGGGCCATCCGCGCCGCCAGCAGCCGGTGCAGGTCGTCGCCGCGCTGGAACGCCTCGATCATGGGCTGCGAGCGGCTGATGAACGCCGCCACCCGCAACTCGACCTGGCTGTAGTCCAGGTCCACGATGACGTGGCCGGGACGCGGGACGAACGCCGGCTTCAGGGCCTTCGTCACCTGCTGCATGTTCGGGTTCGAGGATGACAGTCGCCCGGAGACCACGCGTCCGACGTTGTACGTCGCGTGCACGACGTCGTTCCGGTCGCGGAAGTCCAGCCACGAGTGCAGGTACTCCAGGAGTTTCGTCGCTGCCCGGTGGTCCAGGATGTCCTGAGCGGTTGCGGAGCCGTCGCGGGCCTGGCGCAGCAGGACCGCCTTCGACCACTGGGCGTTGCCGTTCGCGGTCAGGGCCGCCACGTGCAGGTGCCCGGCGTCCACGGCCTTGTCGGTCAGTTCCTTGAACCACTTCGACGTCGCAGCCGTCGTCACCCCCGTCTCTGAGGATGACGTGGGCGCGAGGCTGTAGCGGTCCAGGAGACGAGCGGCGGCCTCGGCGCGCTTGGCCCGCTCATCGGCGATCCGCTCACGCGCCCACTCGACGTCGAGCGTGAACCCGCGCTGCTCCACCTTCGTCATGGTGGCGACGGTCGGCATCGACACCCACTTGGCGACCTTCCCGAGGCGGGCCATCTGGACCTCCTCGGGATCGAGCGGCTCCTCGCCGTCGTCGTTGAGGAACATCATCTCCCTGTGCTCCTGCTCCAGTTTCCACGTCCAGTACGTGTCGCGAGCGGCGTACTCCCCGAGGCGGAACAGGTCCACCATCTCAGCGGCGCCGGGCCGGGACAGGTCGAAGTCGTCCCACTCCTCGATGCCGAAGTCCCGAGCGGCGCGGACCTTCAGGCGGGTGCGGGCCTCGGTGTCCACGAGTTGGGAGGACACCTGCGTGTCCCACTCGATCCTGTCAGACAGGTCGATACCGGCCTGGGCGTACACCCACCGGCTGTCGAACTTGATGTTCGCGTTCGTGAACGGCCGGCGGGCGTGGGTGATCTCGCTGGCCACGAGGGCCATCACCTTACGCCAGACGCCGAGGAACGGGCTGTCCGGGTGGCTGAGCGGCACCAGCCACGTGCGGGGCTGCGGGCCGGTCGTCACGCGCCAGTCGTACAACTCTCCCTCCTGGGGGAGCGTCAGGCTGGCGAGGACGATGCGAGCCGGTACCCCGCCGTTCGTCGGCCCGCCGCGGCGGGCGTGCTCGTCGAGGCCCGTGGTCTCCAGGTCCATGACGACCTCGGACGACGACTGGACGGCGGCGACCAGTTGCCGCAGCGCCGGCTTGTCGAAGACCCACGAGATCGGGCCGCAGGGCGTTTCCCTATCACTCATCACTGCTCCTTTCTGAGTGGATGCCTTAATAGTAGCACATTTTAGGGCAAAGTACATATGAGTAAACCCCCCGAGAACAGGGGGGTTTACTCGTATATAGGGGTATTGGTTGGGGGTCAGTCGATCCGGCGCAGCACGAGGTCGTGGACGTACAGGGTCGGGATCGGGGCCTCCAGCCAGACGCCCCAGGTGTCGCCCACCATCGGGTCCGCGACCTTGGGCTCGATGTCCAGTTCGAGCACCTGGTTCTCTCCCTTATGGACCTCCAGGACGGCGATCTTCGCGCCCGGGTCGGCCTGGGCCGGGTGGCCCTCCTCCTGGTAGCGACGGACCGCGTACAGGTTCGCCTGTCCCGTCTTCTCGCCGAAGTTCCCGCCCGGGAACGAGTACCGCAGCGTCAGGTGCCACTTACCGTCCGAGGGGCGCATCTGCTCCAGCCCGGTAGACAGGATCTGGTGCTGGAAGTCCAGGCGGACGCCGTCGCCGGTCTCAGCCGCGTTGATCTTCGGCCACTCACTGATAGGCGGGAACAGCCGCGGGTCCGTCGAGACGGGGGACTCAGGCCGGACGATGACCGTCCCGAGTGGAGTGTCCGCCGGGACCGGCTGGCCCTTGTCCAGGCGCAGAACCCTCGGGAAGACCGCCAGGTTCCGAGCGAGGGCCTGAGTCAGGGCCTCAGCGTGCTTGGCGATGACCCGGGCGGCCTCGCCGTCAGCCTTCGTCTGCTCGGCGGCGTTCCGGGTGGCCCGGATGCTGTCACCTATGGCCGCGGCCTGCGCCTTGGTGGCGTAGGCGGCGTCAGCGGCCCCCTTCGTCAGCGCCTTGCCGGCGACCTCCTTCGCGCTGGCGGCGTCGGCCTGGGCGGCCCGGACGCTCTCCGCGATGCCAGCCACCTGGGCCAGCGGCGCATAGGCCGCGTCGGCCGCCTCCTTGGTGACGTACTTCGACAGGTCAACGGGCGGGGAGGGCGGCTTCCCCTCGTCGTTGATCTTGACGCCGCTGGCGCCAATGTTGATCGTGACCTGCGACGGCAGGCAGGGCTTCTCCTCGGCCATCTCTTCCTCTCAGGACTGGATCTCTACGGTTGCGGGCAGTTCCCTCAGGCCGTCCCAGACGGTCACGGCGCAAGGTATCTCGGTGGCGCCGTCCCACACGGCCGCGGTGGGGCCGGCCGGGGCCGGGGTCTCATAGACCTTCAGCGAGGAGATCGTCACCTCGCCGGAGTCGGACGGGACACCGACCGACGGCAGCCACCGCGGGGACGGGTTGTCCGGCAGCGTGACCTCCACCGTGACCGTCTTCCCCTGGGCGGCGTCGAGCGCCACGCTGACCAGGTTGAACGGACCGCTGACCTTCGTCTTACTGGCGGAGAACCAGTTCACGCGCAGGTCCACCTTCGCAGCGGCGGCAGCGCTGTAGGTGATCTCGAACGTGAACCGGCGCGGCTCCGCCGGCACCGCCGAGCTGCCGTACGGCGTAGTTGACGCGCCCGGGGGCAGCGTTGCGCCGTCGCCCTGGCGCGTGCCCTGGTTACGCCACCACGCTCCGAGGACAGGGAATAGGCTATCAGCCATCTCTACCTTCCCGTCATGCCCTGATGGCGGCCAGGGCCTCAGCCGACGACGCCGCCCATCCGATGATCTTCACACCGGCAGCCTCGGCTAGCTCCTTCGCGGTGGACTGCCCGTCCTTGTCAGAGACGACGACCCACACGCCCTCGGGGAAGGCGGTCTTGGCAGCGCCCCAGCCGGGCGCCCCGGCCGTAGGACCGAGGATGCCGATGTCGGCGTTCTTGACGTCGGTGATCTGCCAGTCCGCGGGCCCGTCCGTGCTGTCGGACGCACGCTTGAACGTGGGGTATTCCGTCGTCATGATCTCGCGGAGTTTGTTCTGTCCTCGGTAGTGGATCGCCGTGTACGGAGCCTTCGGGCGGGCATCGATCAGCGGCAGCAACTTCCCATCGCTGGTCCGGTACCACTGAGCCGCGGCGTCGACCTTACCGTTCAGGATGTACGGCAGGACCACGATCCCAGCGGCCTCTAGGGAGTCCATGGCGTAAACCATGTCGGCGACGTCGTTGCCGTCGTTCCGTTGCGTCTGGAGGCTGTACTGGCTGAAATTCTTGCCGCCGGACGCAGGGCGCTGGGCGATAGCGACAGCGGCATTCGTCGCGTCCGCGGTAGCCTGGATCGGCAGAGCAACCTTGTCCGGCTTGAGCGCTATGACTGCATCCACCTCGGCCTTCGTGTAGAAGGCGCGGCTAGGGGTGCCCCAGCCGCCAGGCAGCCAAGCCATAATCGGCAGACCGTCGCCCGCGGCAGGCGGGACCGGGGGCGGGGTCGGCGGAGCCGCTGGGGCGGCCGGGATGACCGGGCCCTGAGCCTTGATCCAGGCGGACAGGGACGCCAGGGCGTCCGTGACGTGCTTCGCGGCAGCCGCGCCGAACGCAATGGACCCGATCTTCGTCGGGTGCGTGTCATCCGCCTGGATGAGGGTGTCCCGGGTCCCATCACCACGCTTCGTCCCAGCGTTGCCGGTGCCGGACAGGACGTCTGACACCTGGACGGTGGGAGCGCCCGCCGACAGCGGGGTCTCGCCAGCGGTCGGGGACCACGCCCGGGTCACCCTGTAGGCGACGCCGTTGTATACCACGACGTCACCCTCAGCACACTGCCGGCCGTCCCGCCACGGTACGGCCTGCTTGTCGGCCACACCGAGCCAGTCCACGAAGGCGATGCCATTGGCAAGCCCGCCGGACGCCTCCACGCCAGCCTTGTGGGCCTTGACGTTGACGTGCGAGGGGTGAGACAGGAGGCGGGCCACCGACGACGGCTCGGCTCCGATCATGATGATCGGCACCTGCGGAAGTTTGGAGCGTACCTTCGTGATGAACGACTTCACGGCCTCCGTGATCTTGGTTCCCTCGGAGTCCCCGTTCTCGATCACCTTGTCACTGTTCAGGGATCCGATGGTCACGATGAGGTTCGGGGCAGCCGCGCAGACGGCGCTGACCCGAGAATCAGCCTCGAAGCCGAGGTTCCCCTCCTTCGAGTGGGCGAAGCCGGATCCATCAACCGAGGAGACTACCGGAATACCGCCAATGATCCGGGAGATGGACGCCGGCAGGTTGAAGCCCTCGCCCATCGTTGACTCAGTGGACCAGGAGTCGCCGAAGTAGCCGACTGTGGGGGCTGGCTGACCGGCGCGGAGAGGCAGCACAGCGAGAGGTGAGCCTGGGGCCGCGGATGGCGGCGCGGGGGAGCCGCCTCCCCCAACCTGGGCCAGTTCAGCCTTCGTCGCGTAGGTGCGGGCAGCCTCCGCAGACTTGAGGTAGGGCGCCAGGTCCACCGCCGGGGCGTCCTTGCCGGGAGGGCCGGGAGGGCCCTGTTCGCCGGGCTTCCCAGGCTCACCGGGGTCACCCTTGTCGCCCTTGGCTCCGCCACCTCCGGGGGTCAGTTTGGCGTCAGCCAACTCTGCCTTGGTCGCAAAGACCTTGTCGGCTCTGGCCTTGCTGTACCACGTCAGATCAGTCATCGTTCCTCCAAGTTAGTAGCCCGTCGCCAGCGTCAACGACGTCCTTCGGGTTGGTTGCCTCGATGAGGCCGTTCTCAGTGGAGCGGGTGCCCGGGGAGGACCAGTCCTCCACGGGCCTGCCCATAAGAATGTCAGACAGGTCCACTGTCGTGCCTGCCAGGATTCGAGCGCGGTACTTCCGAGGGGAGCCCGGGTCTCTCGGGCTGTCCAAGGTCACAAGGTAGTTGTGAACGCCGTCCGGCAGCATCGCTGGAGCCGCTACCCGGATACCCGCCCCCTTGTCACTGAACAGCCTTCCGAGGTCGTCCAGGCTTGCCGAGGACCATCCGGTAACGACCGCGCGGTCATCCCCTAGGGCCCCGGTCCAGGCGTCGTACAGCGGCTGAAAAATGACCCTACCGGCGCGCGGGGCGCCGTCGGGGCCGATGACTCTGGCAGTCACCCATGCGTACCCCACGTCCATGTCATGTCTCCTGGGTAGTGATGAACCGGTCCACGTTGCTGAGTCTACCGTCGGGTAGCGGCCCATGGCCGTGAGCGGAGGGGGACTAGGCCCGGTGCCGGGCGCGGCCGGGGGAGACGGCCTGCGTCGGCACCGCCACGGCCTCCCAGCCGGGGGCTGACGGGGCGGAGTAGCCCGCGGCGCCGGACCGTATCTGATCCTTCATAGTCGTAATCCGGTCGTGCAGCGTCTGGTGGTCCGCCCACGCCGTCGCGCTGAGGTTCCGCAGCGCCTCCTGTGTGCCGCGCACGTCGTCACGAAGACCGTCGATCTGCGCCTCCGAGCGCCGGTCCCGCGCCTCACGATCCATCGACTCACGGGCCATCTCCGCCGCCACCTCGTCGAAGCGCTGGCGCATCTGGGCGCCCTGCTGCTCCACCGTGGCAGTGAGAGCGGCCACCTGCTCGGACAGGACGTCCACGTCCTCGCGGAAGTTCGTCTTGTGGCTGTTCTTGACCTGGTGCTTCGTCGCCGACACGTCGTCGTGGATGGTCGTCAACTGCTCCTTCAGGTTCCGCTGCATCATCTGCAGGCGGACAGCGACGACACCGAGGAGGGGGACCAGCACCCCCACAGCGGCGGCCATCACCTCCGGCGTCGTTAGTAACTCCAGCACTTTCCCGCCCTCTCCCCATAATTCGGCAACAGCGCCGCCGGCGGGGCTCGCCGACGACGCTGTTACCTGCGGTACGACTGACATCAGACCCGAGCGTTCGGGTAGTCGGCAAGCGTCTCACCGCCGGGGGTGACGATGCCGGCCCACTCGATGATGGACACGCCATTGATCTTGACGGCGGAGAGAACCTGGAACGAGGCCCACGCGAAGCCGAGGATCTGGACCGTCCACTGGGTCAACTGGTCCCACTGAAGCGGGTACCGGCCGACCAACCAGATCGCCAGGGCGCCGAGGACGCCGACGGCGACCACCAACGCAACGCGCTGGCCCTTCTTGAAGGTGGGCTTGTCGAGCGCGGCCTGGATCAGCGGCCACACGATGCCGATGATGACCGTGGTGACGAACGGGTGGGTGATGACCTGATTCATAGGTTCTCCTTGTCTATACGCGAAGACGGGCAGGATTGCTCCTGCCCGTCTCCAAGCGTACTCCAAGGTACCCGTAAGGCGCGTGTGCTACGCCCACAGTCTCCCGGAGTAGGCGTACGAGGCGTTCAGCGCCATCTGAAGCGCCTTGATCGTGGCCTCGCCGGCGTCGCCGTCGATCCAGTCACCGAAGCCCCAGCCGGCCGGAACGCCCGGCTTGCCCCACGCCAGCACAAGGTACTGGAAGGCTCGCCACGTATCCGGCCCGAGTTCCCCGTCAACCACGAGCCGAGAGGAGCCGTTGTTCAGCGCCGCCTGGCTCGCTGCAGGGACCGCGGCGTTCAGGAACTGCTGGAACCGCTCGACGGCCGGCGATCCGTCCTCGTCGAGTTCGCCGTCGATGTCGGTCCCCATCACCTGCTGGAAGCGGGCGATCGTGGCCGGGCCGAAGCCGCCGTCCACGGTCAGTTCGGACTGGCCGTCAACTGCCTTTCCGCCGGTGTACGGCTTCTCCTCGGGGGCGGGCGCCGCGGGGGACGACGCTCCCGAGTAGTCAGGCCGGATGATGGCACAGACGTCCTCGACGTCGCGAACGCGCTGGTAGACGCCCCCGCCGTTGGACTGGGACCCGCCCCAGCCCGAGGACGTGTTGCCCTCGATCGTGTCGTAGACGCCGCCGCCCCGGTACTGGATGACGAAGCCGATGTGATCGGCCACACCGTCTCCGTCCCAGTCGAAACAGATCAGGTCGCCGGGCTCGGCGTCGTCGAAGTCAACGAGCCGGCCGCGGGCCCGAGCAGCACTGATGCCGGCCGGGACGTAGGCGAAGGCGCCACCGGGAGGCGCCATGCCCCACTGCGCGAGCACCCACGAGGTGAACATCGCGCAGAACGGGACACCGGAGGCGCCGAAGTACGGGCCGTGGTCCTGGGCGTACCAGCGGCCGTACTTCGAGCCCTCCTCAGGGTCGTCCCAGCGGGTGTAGCCGAGTTCGCCGGCGGCGGTTGCGAGTACCTGCTGTGCTGTTGCCATCAGAACACCAACTCACACGGCTGGTCCACGTCTGCTGGCGTCTTGTCCGCTGGCGGCATGGTCGCCACCAGTTTCTCCTCATAGGTGGTTGGCTCCATCATTCTCCCTTCGGGGACGTGGCGGCTGCGAGACGGGCCTCCAGGTCTGCGCAGCGCGCCTCTGCGATGACCGCGCGCTGGGTCAGTCGCGCGATCTCGGCCGACAGGCCGCTTATCACTGCCAGAGCGTTGACCTGCTCGTCGGTCTGCGCAGCTGTCTGGGTGTCATTCACTGGTCGTATCCTTCCGGTTTGGTAGCGGGGCCGTACAGGCCGCCGCCCATGGACATGTCGTCGGAGAATCCGCTGCCGTCGGATCCTCCGCCTTGATCGCCGCCGTCGCCGGGGCGCGGGGGCCCGAGGTGCCATGGCGACTCCCGAGCATAGTCTCGCATGATGGGCTCCCCATTCTCGGCGATCTCATGGTCAATCATGCGAGCGCCCTTGACTAGCACGGCCACAGTTGTGTTTGGGGCGCCGGTGACGTTCACGTTCCATTCTTTGGGATCGGACCTGTCCAGTACGGCGCGAGAGCCGTCGCTGGCGAGAACAATCCATGGCGCCTTTGCAGAGGCAATTCGAGGAACGTAGTCCGGCAAAGTCCATCGAGCGCTACCATTGGCGTCGAGTTCGATGTTCTCCCAGTACTCGATTCCGTCGTACGGAGACTCGGTGCAGGCGTGCTTCAGCCATAGCCCGCCGCGCTGGGCAGTCAATTCGGGCACCCTCATGGTGAAGTTCTTGGTCCCAGTGATGTGCACCCCGTTGTTCGCGATCCACACCTGGTTATGACCACCGAACTGGATCGTCGTGGTGTTCTTATCGGCCCAGAAACGCGACTCCGACTCGTTCAGCATTCGAATGTCTATCCGACCGCCTGATACGTAGAGCCTGGGCTTGTTATCGCTGTTCTTTCCGAACGAGAATCCCTGGTCGTTCATCCACCAGTACACCTGCTGGGCAGTCATGTTGATACCCAGGTTGTTGAACGAGAACGAGGCGCCGCCGCCGGCAGGCGTGTACATGGAGATCGCCGAGGTCCCGACCGTCAGGTACGGAGACTCACGGCCCAGCCGCTTCGGGTAAGGGCTCTGGATTCTCAGGGACGGGTCGCCCGTGGACGCCTTGTTCAGCGAGATCGTCCCGTCCCACCAGTCGTCCTGCAGCGAGTTGAACGCAAGGCCGCATCCGTGCTTGTACCCGTTGTACTCGTCCAAGCCGTTCTCACGCGAGATGATGTCGTTGAACCACACCTCCGACCAGGTGTCCCGGCGGCCGATTCGGCCGCTGATTTGGATTTCTCCAGACTGAGCGTTGACGTCCATCGCCTTCCAGCCGTTCGAGGCGTACACCTGGATACCGCCGCTGGAAATCTTGATCCCGCGGTTCGCCGCCCGCTCCGACTGGAGCGTCGCTCCGGTGATGATCTGGCCGTCCACGGCACCGGCCTGCAACTCGTTCGCGGTGATCGAGTTGGCGGCGATCATGCCGGCCTTGATCTGCTCGAACTCTCCCTCCGGGGCAGAGACGATGCGGGCCCACACGTGCTTCGCCGTCAGGTCAACGAACGACGCGTTCCCGGTCACCGTCAACTGATCGGTGGTCAGTTGCAGGAACTTTCCAGTGTCGGCGGCGATCTTCCGTGCGGCCAGTTCGTTGATGGCAGCGGAGCCGGCCGTTAGCCGGCCGACGTCGAGGTTCGAGATCTGCTCGCCGGAGACCTGCATCCGCTCCCAGGCCGAGCCGGTCCACTTCCACTCGGCCACGATGTTCAGCGTCTGCGGGTCCTGAATTCGGCAGGTGTCCCCGATTGCCTTGCCGTCGAAGTCGGGGCGGTCGTTCGCGTTGCCGCGCTGGTAGTAGACCGTCCCGAACACCGTGGAGGCCCGCTGCACGGCGGTCTCGATGGCTGACTGAGCGAGCGCTGCCGCGGCCTCCTGGTACGGGGAGTCCACCTCCACCCACTCCCAGCCCTTGTGGGAGTGGACGGTAGTGTTCCCGTTCGCGTAGCGGTCGTAGGCCGGCGTCGTCGCGGCGCCGGGGAACGTGGCCGGACCTGGCCACTGGATGTACTCGTCCTTGATCTCGGCCACGGGTCACCTCACTTCGCGCGCATGATGTAGTTCGCCACGGACCCGCGGGGGAAGACCTGCATCGGAGACTGGCTTCCGGACTCGACGGCAACCGGTGACCTGTCGCTGGCGTTCAGTCCCGTCGAGGTCAGGTAGGTGTAGCCGCTGGAGCCAATTCCGATGTCCTGGTTCGCCGTACGTGCCTGGAACCGCGAGTTCGGGTTGCTCTTCTCACCGATCTCGTGGGAGTGCGGCGGCATCTCGGACTTCGAGATTGTGTGCTGGAACTCGCCGACGGTTGCACCAAGCGTCATCGTGCGCCCGTTGTATCCATAGCCGTAGATGACCTGCCCTCGGATGTCGGGGACGTTGAACGTGGTCCGGCCGTCGCCGGCGCCGGCGCGAGTCCCGAGGACTGCGAACAACTCGGCGTAGGTCGTGCGGCTGACCGCCTGCCCGTTGCACACCAGCCACCCGTCAGCCTGATCCGCCCCGTAGAACGGGATGACGCCACCGATCGGAATGATGAACTTCATCATCGCCTGGATCTGCGCCACCTGTTGCTGAATGGCGGTGACCGTGGCTGCGGGGGCCGCCACAGCGGCCTTCGAGTTGGCCGTGTCGGCCACCGAGGCGGCCGCCGCCAGCCCGTTCTCGATCTTGGTCAGCGCCGAGGCGGTGATCGGCGTACGGCCCTCGGGGCCGTCCTTCCACACGTTGGGGGTGTATGCCATGGGGTTACTCTCCTCGCTTCTTCAGGACGAAGATACGGGCGTCAGGCGACACCCACTGCGTCTTGTCTACCACGCCGGCGTCCGGCGGGTACGGGCCGGTCTCCACGAGGGAGAGGGCGACCTGCGTCATGTCCTTCGTCAGTTTCTCCATCTCCTTAAGCGTCTCGGCGCGGGCCGCCCGCTGGAGCGCGTCGCCGGCGGCCAGTTTCTCCTCGACCTTCCGGGTGATCGCCTCCACGTCGATGTTCTGCTCCAGCGTGATCCGCGCCCCGGCGGACCACGCGGACTTGTTGCCCGAGTTGTCGACGTTGCGCAGCGCCACCTCCCACTCCCGGATCTCCAGGCCGGCGATATTGGTCCGCTGAACCGGCTTGGGCATCTGGGTCAGCGCCGCCGACGGAGTCTGCCCTGGAACGTAGACAGCCACCTCAGTGTGCGAGTAATCCGCCGGCATGCTCTGGCCGGCGTCTCCGAGGCCGTTCCACACGACGTTCAGCACGCCGAGGGTCTGCCCCACTGTCGGCTTGGCCGGGCGCGGCGGTGGCGTGGTGTCGGTGGCCGTCCGGTGCTCCACCTCGGCCGACCAGGCGCCGCCGCCGTCGGGGGAGACGGCGCGGACGGAGAACGCGTACCTTGTCCCGACGCCGAGCCCTCCGATCTGGGCCGAGGTGCCCTGGGGAACCGGGTACAGCGGCCCGCGGGCCGACGGCAGTTGCCGGTAGGCGACCTCGTAGCCGGTGACGTCTACCGCCACGCCATCCTTGTCGGTGGACACCTCGGACCAGCCGAGGGTGACGGTGGCCCTGGGCGTCCCGTCGTCGCGGATGACGGCTACCGAGTTGACCACCAGCCCCTCAGGGGCCCGCGGCAGGTGCTTGGACGACGGCGTGTCCGGCCGGACCAGGTTGCCCGCCGACGACGCGGCGCCGGTGATGCCCTTCTGCTGCTTGACGATGCGGCTGAGAATGTCGTCGAGCGCCGTGCCGAAGGTCGTGTGCCCGGTGACACGGCCTGTCTCAGTCACTGAGACGGACGTCTGGACCACCCGCATCCGCTCCAGCGAGCCGTAGGACCGCTCGACGCGGATCCAGTCGCCGGGCTGGTACTCCAGGTACGGCAGCCACTGGACGGAGGCGGCCTCCCACTCGCGCTTGACCTCCTCCTGCGCGCTCGCGCCGGAGGCGAGGGTGGCGCGGGCGACGGCGCGGGCGGTGTCCTCCAACTCGACGCCGCCGGCCTCCACCACCTTCTCGGTGCGGGGCAGGCCGGCCGGCGCCTCCTTGTTCTCGAACACCCACGACCTCCCCTCCTCGCCCTTCACGAGGACGTGGGTGCACAGCGCCGACCAGTCCCGCTTCTCCGGCGCGCGGGTGTTCCCGTCGAGCCGCCAGATCACGCCCTGATTGTCCCGACCGAGGGCGGCGTCCGAGTTGTAGACCTGGAGGGTACGCCCCTGCCAGCGGTAGTCGATCATGCCCATGTTCATGAGCGCCTTCAGCACCTGCAGCAGGGTCGCCGACGGGTCGAACGCGAGGGTGGTGATCGTAGCCCATGCCTGGCCGGCGGAGTCCAGCGTGGCGCTGAAGTCCATGCGCAGGTCCTTGCCCCAGCCACGCTTGGCGGCGGCGTCCCACAGGGTCTTCAGGATCGACCCGGCGTTCTTGCTGTTGAACTTGTACTTGCCGTCCTTCGCCTTCGCCTCGGCCGGGACCGCCCAGACCAGCGCCTGCTCCATGCGGTTCCCGATGTGAATCAGATCCACATTGCGGTTGTCCGATCCGTCACCGATCGGGTCCCACTCGGAGGACTGGCTGATAAACCGCGCGTTCGGCGGCTCGTACCAGGTCTGCCCGTCGTAGGACAACTCGATGGCGATCTCCGCCGAGCGGTCCAGCAGCAGCCCTCGGACACCAAGGTCATTCGCCGGGTAGGACAGCGTCAACGTCGGTGTGTCCAGGCGCGGGGCAGTCCACGTGCCGGCCATGACGTCCGGCAGGACACCGAGTCGACCGCCGGCGACCTCGTAGAGGACGTATCGCATGGCGAGCCCGACGGGGAACTTCGGGTTTGCGACGTTCGTCATCAGTAGGCCCTCCTCGCCCGTACGTAGCCGGACCCTCCGGTCACTTCGAGCCTGACCTGGCCGTCCGAGTTCGGTGTCAGCCGGAAGCCGCCGGCGGACATGCTGATCTGCCCACTGACGTCTACGGCGTTGTCCAGGATGGTCCAGCCGGTCGAGGTCTGCCGGAAGGCTGCGTATCTCTGGACATCGACGATGATCCGGTCGTTAGCCGCCGGCACGGCGCTACCCTTCCACGTCAGGGTCGAGCCGCTGGTGACGTCCTTGATGACCATCTCGTTAGCCGACGGGGCGATCATGAGCGTGGCGTCCACGATGGGCGCCGTCCCGCCGTCGAGTCGGCTGGTGCTGGTCAGTTCCTGTACGGTCGGCTGGGGGTCGTGCCACATGCCGTCGGGGATCTCGAAGGTGACGGCGAGCGCCACCGTCATCGCCTCAGGGTCGAACTCCGGCTCAACGGTGCCCTTCAGCCGGACGTCGGCGACGCGCAGCGTGCCGCCGTCGGGAGTGAACCCGAGGACCGGCAGCCGGCCGAGGACGCTTAGCCGGTTCATCAGGGCGCGCAGGTTGGCGTCCAGGTCCGTCAGGGACCCTTTGCAGCGGCTGACGCCGCCGTCGGACCAGGAGAACACGCGGAACTTCAGCAGGACCGTCTGGACGCCGGTCACGGTGGCCGGGAGCGCGAGGACGCCGAACCGCCCGGGGACGTCCACCGAATTAAGCCGCGGCTCACCCCAGTTAGGTAGCGCGGTGCCGTGCTCCAGCACCCACCTGCCCTTCGGGTCGTCGAGGTCCTTGCCGTCGAGGGTGTACATGCTCATGGACGCATTCTCTCACTCTCTGAAACGCCCGTGGCCGCCCTGCGGCGGCCACGGTGGGTGGGTAGGTGGGTGTCAGACGATGGCCGCCAGGCGGATGCCCTGCGCAACCTCGTCGCGGGTGGCGCTGTCGGGGCGAGCCTGCGGGTAGTGGTTCGTGATGTTCACCGTCGGGGAGAACCGCCCGGGGCCGGCGGTCGGCGCGAACGTTCCGGTCTGAGTGGGCCGGCCGGCGCGGGCGTTCACCTCGACCGGCGCCTGGTAGGTCCGCTGAAGGTCGGCGATGCCGTTGACCTTCAGCCCGGCGTCCACTGTCGGTGCGAGGGTCTTCGTGAACCCTTGCAGCGACTTCCTGACCGATGGGTAGGACTTCTCCATCGCGTCCCGGAAGCCTCCGATGACAAGCCGACCGGCCGGCGTCAGGATCTTCTTGTCGGTGTCCTCGGGGCCCTTCCACGAGGGGAGGTACGAGGTCAGCGAGGACAACTTGCTCTTCACCGAGGAGAACATCGAGGAGATACCGTTCAGGAATCCCTTGATGATGTTCTTCCCGGCGTTCAGCAGCCACGACCCGGCCGAGGAGAACACCCCGGTGATCCGGCTGCGCAGCCCGCTGATGAAGGACATGACGCCGCTGATGCCGGAGGACACCGCCGACCTGATGCTGCTCCAGGCGCTGCTCAGAATGCTCTTGAGCCAGTTCCACGCAGCGTTCCAGATCGACTTAATCGTGTTCAGCACCGAGGAGATGATGCTTGACACGAAGTTGATCCCGGCGCTGACGACGGACCTGATCGCGCCCCACACCGCCGACGCCACCGAGGAGATGGCGTTCCACACCGCGTTCCAGATGGCGCGGACCAGGTTGATCTGCGCCTGGATGATGCTCACCACGAAGTTGATCGCGGCGGACACCGCGGCCTTGATCCCGTTCCACACCGCCGACAGGACCGACAGGACACCGTTCCAGATGGCGGTCCACCCGGCGAGGACCATCTGGATCCCGGTCATGACGAACGTGCTGACCGTGTTCCAGACCGTGCTGATGGTCGTCCAGATCGTGTTCCACACGGTCGTCACGACGGTCACGATGGTGTTCCAGACCGTCATCCAGAACGTCACGTAGGCGGTGACGGCGGTGACGATGAACGTCGAGATCGCCGTCCACACCGTCGTCACGATGGTCAGGAAACCGTTCCACAGGTCGCTGAAGAACGTTCCGAGCCCGGACAGGCCGGTCACGATGCCGTCCCACACGGCCTGTAGGCCGGGCCACAGCGTGTTCGTGAACCAGTCGGCGACGGCTGACACGGCGAGTTTGATCGCCTCCCAGCCGGCGGTCACGATGGCGCGGAACGTCTCGCTCTTGTTCCAGGCGATGACGATGATCGCCACGAGGGCCGTGATCGCCAGGATCACGAGGCCGACCGGGTTCGCGTTCATGACGATATTGAACGCGGCCTGGACCGCCGTCCACGCCTTCGTCGCCAGTTGGATCGTCTTCGTGATGGCGAGGTACGTCTTCCACGCCACGATGCCGGCCAGGATCGTGACCGTCAGACCCTTCAGCGAGGGGCCCAGCCACTCCAGCGCGCCCTTGATCCCGTTCGTGATCGCCGTCGCCACCTGAAGGATCGGCGGGATCACCTTCGGCAGCACCGTCGTGGCGAAGCCTCCGAGGATTCCCGCCAGCGTCGAGATGACCGGCACGGCGCTGGATATCACCGTCCCGGCCAGGCTGACCAGCGCGCCGCCGAACTGGATCACGTACGGCATGACCTGGCTGACGGCGCCCACGAGACGTCCGAACAGGTCCCCGGCCTTCGAGAGCCCGCTCTGCAGCGTCGGCATGGCCGCCGTGATGACGCTGGCGATCTTCCCTCCGAACTCGGCCAGCAGCGGGCCGATCTTCTCGAAGACCTTGGCGAAGGCCGGGCCCGCTGTCGCGCCGACGTTCTTCAGGGCGTCGGCGAACACCTTGATCGCGGGCTCGATGGCCGTGAAGATCGACTTCAGCCCTTCGAGGGCGCCCTTCAGGGTGTCACCGAGCGCTGACCGCAGTTCCGGGCTGGACGCGACCAGGCCGCCGAACAGGCCGATGACCAGCCCTACGGGGCCGCCGAGCACCTTGAACACGCCGCTCAACTGTCCGAGCGAGCCGGACAGGCCGGGGATCTTCGTCAGGAGGCTACCGATCCCGCCGCTACCGAGCGTGATGAACGCGCCGGTCAGCGGGCCCAGGACAGACCCGAGCGAGCCGAAGGTGCCCTTCAGCAGGTCCAGCGGGCTGTTCGCGTTGTTCAGCGCGTCCGTCAACTTGTCGATCCACGGCGCCAGTTTCTCGCCGATGGTGTCGCCGACCTTCTTCGCCATGTCCTCCAGCGGCCCGAAGGACTTCGTCAGGGCGTTGATGAGCGGGGCGAGTTTCGTGAAGATTCCCGACTGGAGGTTCGCGCCGATACGGCCGAGGGACGCCATGAGGTTCTTCATCGCGCCGGGCAGCGTGTCACCCATGGCCTTAGCCACGTTGCCGGACGCGGCCTCGGCCGCCGTCTGGAAGTCCTCGAAGGTGAACTTGCCCTTGGTGACGGCGTCGCGGACCTCCTCGACCGACTTGCCGGTCTGCTCGGCGAGTTTCTGCCAGATCGGGATACCGCGCCACGCCAACTGGTTCATGACCTCGGTGCTGAGTTTCCCCGTCGAGGCGGCGCTGTTAAAGATCGCGCCCATCTCCTCCATGGAGATGCCGGCGGCGGCGGCCGAGTTGGATACGATCTTCAGCGTCCGCTCCAACTTGTCGCCCGGCTCGATGCCGGCGGCGACGGCGCCGGCCGCGACGGTGGCGGCCTCGCCGAGCCCGAACGCTGTGCCCTTAACGGAGGCGAGGGCGTTCTTCATGATCGCCTCGACGGCCTGCGTGTCGTGGCCGAGGCCGCGGAGCTTGTTCTTGGCGACGTCGATCGCGTTCAGGCGCTGGAAGCCGGACACGAGGGCGGTGCCGAGGGCGGCGGACGCCCCGCCGACGACGGCGGTCGCGGGACCGCGCACGACGTCGGCGACGACGTTGGCGAACCCGAGGGCCGCGTTCTTGCCGCTGTTGACGACGGTCGAGGTCAGCCGCGACACCCACCCACCGCTGCTGGCGGACGTGATCCCGTTCCCGAGGGCATCCGAGGCGGAGCGGCCCACCTTCTCGGCGGCGCCGGAGATCTTGCTGGCTGCGCGGGAGACCTGGTCGGTCGCCTGCTGCTCGAACTTGGAGGCGTCGGCTACGACTGAGACCGACGCCTCGCCTACCTCGATGTTCAGGGCCATGTCTCTCCTCGTCTCGGGACGGCATACGAAGACGGGCGGTACGCGCCCCAAGGCCATCGTACCGCCCGTCAGCGGGTTGGTTTCGTGTCAGTGTGTGGTTGGGTGGGGCGAGGGCCGTTATCCCGCCATCGAGGCTTGGAACGCCCCGAACGCGGCCTTCTCGGCCTCGGGGGCCCACGGGCCCGCCGGGGCCTCGCCCTGAGGGGGCTGCCACAACCTCGCCCGCAGCTTCTCCACCTCGGCCTCCGACTCCGCGTTCCGGGTGATGAACCACCACACGAAGTTGCATAGCCGCCCGAGCGCCATCTTCTCCAGGTCCATGCCGTGACCGAGCGCGTACCCGTCGATCAGGGCCCACTCGGAGTTGGCGATGGCGATCAGGCGCTGGGTGACGTAGTAGGGTTTCCGGTCGTCTCCATGATCTGCTTGATGACCTCGCCCAGGTCGTCGATATCGACGTCGTCCTCAGGGTCGGTCATGCGCTTCATGATCTCGTTGCCGGTCTCCTTGCCGAACAGGACCCGGGCCCAGCGGCCCATCGCCAGTTGCAGGGCCTCAGGGTCGTCCCCGGCCTCCTTCATGTCCTTCGCGAGGACCAGCGCGATCGCCGACTTAGGAACGCGCACCTTGTACTCGACCTCAACGAGGTCAACGGTCAGTGTCTTTCGGGCCTTGCCCTTAATCACGATGTCTGCCATGGCCTCAGCATACGCGGGAACGAGGATACTAGCGACGGTGACCGCCACGTGGGCGGTGAACGGGGGCGGCCGCGAGGGTGCTGAGAGTCATCGGGCGAAGTCCCTCGCCGTCATCCGGCTGGCCGCCTTCGACATGAAGTGCGCGGCCTTGACTCCGCGGACCCACTTCGCGAACACGAAGTAGTTCTTGCCCTTCGGTTTGAACCGCATGAAATTCTTGTGCTTGGGGCCGTGCGCCCGGGTGCCCAGGTCCTGGAACTTGGCGTAGGCGACGCGGGGACCTACGAGGTATGCCGGCCGCAGCCGGCTGCTGCGTACGTCGCGCGTCGCCTTGACCGAGTTGACCATGCGCCCAGTGTTCACGCGGCCGGCGGCACGGATCTCCTCGCGGACCTTCCCCGCGAACCGCTGCGAGCCGTTGTAGGCCGCGCGGCTGGCGTGGCCCGAGGCGCACTCCACCGTCGCCTTGCCGTCCATGCGGACCTTGACCAGCACCTTAGCCATGGGGCACCTCCGGGCACTTGCAGGCGTTCACCCTCAGGTCGAACTGCCACTCACCGGCCATGCAGCCTCCCTCGGGACCCTGCGGAGCCCACGCCAGGTTGCTTGCGTTCGTCTCGCACACGAGCATCTGCCCCAGGTCCGCAGCGTCCTGGGTCAGCGCCAGCGCGTCGGCCGTCAGGTCCTTGTCCCGCGGCGCCCGGCCCTGCCCGTCGAGCGTGGCCGCGCAGCGGACCGTCCCGAGGGCCATCGTGACCGTCCACGCCAGCACAGCGCAGTTCTGGACCGAGGCCGTCTTGGACAGGATCGGGGAGACGGCGACGACGCGGGCGTACAGCGTCCCGCCGCAGCAGTCGTCCCATACCACCTCGGCGCCAGGGGCGACGATGACGTGCTTGACGGGGCGGGACAGGTACTTCTGCGCCGCGGCCAGGACCTCACGGGCGGCGGCACCGAACTGGTCGGTCTGCGGCCGGGGCCTGGGGATGTACTCAGCCATTGGTGGTCCTCACGAAGTGGTCGGGGGTGCCGGGTCGGCGGTTCCGACGGTCGGGGGAGTAGACCCGTCCGCCGCGGTTCGGCCGGGAGACGGACGCGATCCACGAGTCGATCAGCCAGATGCCGGTCCGGCCCTCCTTTACGTCCTCGAACTCGTCCAGGATGTCCACGGAGACGCCCTGCCGAGTCACCGACTGGACCCGCTGCGGCAGCGAGCAGTCCCGGTCCTGGCAGGCCGACTTAGCCAGTTCGAGGGCGAGGACGCCGGCGGCGACCTGCCCGCCCGCGGGGACCGGCACGCCACGGCGGTAGGTGATCTCGAAGGTGCCGCCCTTCGCCGCCGTGTCGGTCGCGGGGACCGTGAGGTTCTGCGTACGGGGCCACGTGCGGCCGTCCAGGCGGACCAGCGTCTGACGGTTGTCCACCCGGTATGAGGTGGGCGGGAACACGTGCCCGTCCACGATGACCTTTTCGACGGAGGCAACGGGGCCCGGCAGGTCGATGGCGAACTCGGCGTCGCAGCAGCAGGTAGCGGCGGCGCACACCCCGCAGCGGACGTTGAACCATTGACCGTTCACGAGGGCAGGGCGCCACGTCCAGAACCTGCCGCCGGCCCACGTAGAGGGGCGGCCCTCGGGCGTGGCGTAGGGGCGGAGGGTCACGAGGGTCGGGCCGAACTTACGGCCGGTCCACTCCCACAGCAGGGCGCGGGCCATGTCCTCGTACCGCTGGCGGGGCCCGGGGTCCGGGGAGCCTTGCTCCGTCAGGTACTCCGACAGATCCGCGCAGCTGGAGTAGGAGACCGGCCAATCACCAGGCCCGTAGGCCGCCATCTCATCACTCATGCCGTTCCCTCCAACTGCGCGGACCTCATCGTGACGGGACCCGACACAGAAAGGCCCCGCCCCTAGCGTACCGCGTCGGCGGTGCACTGGGGCGGGGGACTATCGATCTGAGGATATCAGGTCAGGCCTGCGGAACCGCGATGGGCTGCTCCGAGGCGTCCGGCACCTTCAGGGCCGTGTCCATCATCAGCAGGTGGTCCTTCGGGTCGAGGGCCGTCGGCAGTTTCGCGGCCTGACCGGCGGACGTCTTGACGACGTCCCACGGTCCCTTGCCCCAGCCATTGCCGGACTTGGTCACGGCGCCCTGCATCGGGAAGGACACGGCGTTCTCGCCGTCGATCGAGATGTCGCCGGGGACGCCGGCGTTCACGTACGGCAGCAGGAGATAACCCGAAGCCTCGTCCGCGCCCTCGGCGCACGCCTGGCCGGCCAGGCCGGTCCAGATCTCCAGGGCGAACTTCTTGTCGATCTTGCCCTCCGAGTAGGTGAACCCGGCGATGTCGCCGGCCTCGTCCTTGTACTCCTTGGCGTTGGAGACCAGCGCGAGCAGCGAGGGGTTAACCCCGCAGAATTCGATCTCCGCCGTGAAGTACTTGAACGTGTCGGCCTGCTTCTCAGAGATGCAGACCGAGCCGTCCGCGCGCTTGACGGTGATCTCGGTACCGTCCTCGGTCTCGGTGGACAGGGAGATCGTCACGAAGCCGGACGTGACGATGGCCTTCCTGGTCTTGTCCACGCGGCCGCAGGCGTCCAGCGGGGTGACGCGGATGCGCTTCCCCAGGACCGGCGCGTAGTAGTGCGTCTTGTCAGCCATTACTCAGTCTCCTCCGTGGTGATGTCGGTGGCGGTGTCGGTGGTTGTCTCAGCCGCCTCGGAGGAGTCGGCCGGACCCGCCTCGGCGGCCTCGGCGGGGGCCTCCTCCTCCGGCGTGGGCGCCGTCGGAGCCGTGGCGGGAGTCTGGGCGCGGCGGCCGCGCTTGGGAGCGGGGGCCGCCACCTCCTCGGCCGGGTCGGGGTCAACCCCGAAACCGTTCGGCGCGAGGACGTTCAGTCCGTCGTTCAGGATCATGCGGTCGGTCTCCTCGGTCAGAACTTGCGGGGCTCGATGGTGATCTTGCCCGGGTCGGATGCGTACGGGATCTGGTAGGCGTAGTCGGGGTCGAAGGCCAGGACGTACGTCCGCTCGGCCACAGCCGCGAGGTCGTTCTTGCCGAGGGCCATCCCGCCGTCCCTCGTGGTTGAGGAGAACACCGGGCTGCGGTAGATGACGACGGGGCCCGTCGAGGCGAACACCGGGACGTCGGCGTAACCGTCCCCCACGACCACTGGCGTGCCTAAGCGGGTCACGAAGGTCCCGCCGGGGCCGGTCTCAACGTACCGGCGGGCGCAGGCCAGCGCCGCGGCGCGGCGGGGCATGTGGAACACCGGCGCGACGCCGATCGAGTGGCCGTACTTCTCGAACGCCTGCCAGGCGCCCTCGACGGCGGCCGTGCCGCCGCCGTTCTTCAGCGTCTGGACCTTCGACAGGGCGGGGCCCGTGCCCTTGACGCCGTTCCACAGCGCGTCCTCGACCGCGTACTCCTCGTAGCGAGCGAGGCGGGCGGTGGCGAGCGCCATCGCCTCCTCCGGCGTGTGCTCCAGCAGGGAGCACTTGACCGTCGCGTAGATGGTCAGCGGGGGCATCGACTCGACGGTCTTGCAGGTCGGCTTGGTCAGGTCCTTCGGCAGGCCGGGCGTGGCGCCGGGCGCGCAGTCGAACTGACCGATGGTTCCGATGTCGGCGGCGGCGACGTCCTCCCACGTGACGCCGTTCTGCCACTGGTGGTCATCGCTCTCGATGGGTGCGAACTGGCTGAACAGCCCGCCGGTCAGGGGCCGCGTGGCCGGGGCCTGGACGCGCTGCTTAGGCGCTACGACTGCCATTGGTTCTCCTTCCGATGGTGGGTGGGCCTACGCCGAGGGGCCCGCCAGCCGCCTTGTAGCGGCGGACAGGCCCCTCACCGTGGAGGCGTCAGGCGCCCTTGGAGCCGTCGGCCTTGATGTTCACGCCGCCGGCGGTGTGACCCGTAGGCTCCACCGGGACGGTGACGACACGGGAGTCGTGGCCCATCTTGGCGACCAGCCAGCCCTCCTCCGTGAAGAGGGCCGTGTAGTCGTTCTGGCCCAGCAGGGTGCTGTCGTAGACAGTGTCCAGCGTCAGGATGTCGCTGGTGCCCTTGACGAAGGTACCGGCGGAGTACATGAGGAACTTGACCTCACTGCCCCACTTGGTGAAGGCGGAGCCGTCGCCGGTCAGGGCCTGCCAGTCGTAGACGTACTGGGCGTTGATCCCGCGAGCGCGGAACCACCCGTCCATCCGGCTGTCGGTGACGTCCAGCAGGTCCACGCCGAGGCGGCGGGCCAGATCGGAGCGGATCAGGCCGCGGACCCAGTACGGCAGGACGACCTCCAGGCTGGTGCCCCGGGACAGGCGTCCGACGTACTTGTAGTGCTCGGCCTGCAGGTCGATCGCGCTGAGGATCGGGGCGGTCGCACCCACCTGGGCGGTGGGCATGGAGACCGCGGTAGAGCCCTTAACGAGGGCGTCGATGTACCGCTCGCTCATCTTGTGGGCGTGAGCGTTCAGCACGCCGCGGATGGTGCGGGCGACCAGCTCGGGGAAGCCCCGCTGCTGGAGCAGGCCGGCCTGGACGATGACGCCCGCGGCGTTCAGGCGGACCTCCTCGAAGCCGGTGCAGGGGACGCGGTAGACGGGCTTGGGCCCCTCCTTCAGCGTCGGGTCGGTGTTCGAGGTCGGGGCGTACTTGCCGGCCTTGTCCTCGGCCTCGGTGTAGTTGAAGCCGACCTTCCCGAACAGCTCGCTGAACTTCGGGCCCCTCGTGAAGTTGATGCCTCCGCGGGCGACGTGGATCTCCGGCAGGGAGATCAGGCCGTCGGAGGACTCGGTCTCCAGGAGGTCGTACAGGGTCTCCGAGGGGGCGCACCAGCCGCCGGACGCCACGAGGGAGCCGCCGGGCAGGTTCTTCTCGGAGACCGCGTTGCGGATGGCCCGCTCGGTGGCCTCGGGGTCGGCGCTGTTGACGGTGACGTCGGAGCCGAAGTTCCGGCGGATCACCGCGAGGCCGTGCTGCTCGCGGAGGTTCCGACCGCCGCGGTGGGCGGACTCGTAGGCGCCGGCGTTGAAGCCCTGGAGCCGGCGCTCGACGGCGCGGGCCAGGTCGGTGAAGTCAGCGCTCTCCCCAGCGGCGAAGCCGGGGACGTCCGCGACGGACATCATCGAGCGGATCCCGCCGCCCTCGGCCGGGGCGGTGGGGGTGGCGGCGTGGCGCTTGATCCCGGACAGTCGGACGGCTTTGCGAGCGGACGCCTTGGCGACGGTATCAGATGCTGAGACGGGGGTTTTGGCGTCGTCGTCGTCGCCCTTGCCGGGCTTGACGTCGATCTCGACCTCATCGCCGACGGCGAGGGGCTCGTCAGGGTCGGCGTCAGTGACCTTGGCGGTAGCGAACTCATCGCCAGCAGCCGCGGCGTCGGCGCTCTCGACGGAGGCCGGGGAGACCTTGGCGGCCAAGGCGCTGGCCTTCTCGGCCCGCTCAGCGGCGAGGGCCTCGCGGCCGGCGATCTCGGCGCTGAGGGCCTCGATGCCGTCGGCCAAGTCGGACAGGGTCGCCAGCGCCTCGTCGGAGACGGTGGAGCCGTCGCCGTAGACGGACTGGAACGCCTCGACGGCGTTGGAGTGCATCTCGGCCAGTGCGGCATCATCGAGGCCGGTCAGGTCCTCGGGGATCTCGACGCTGAACGTCTCCTCGGCGGGGACCTCGTCGTCGTCATTCTTGCTGAAGTCGATAAGTGCGCGGAGGCGGCTGTCCCTCATCACATCTCCTGGGTCTCTCGTGGTATTGCGAGGCCCTCCTGCCATTCCGCAAGACCAGCGTATCACCAGTCGAGACGGCGGGGCCTCGGGGCTAGACTACACCGCCTCCCAGCCAGACAGCGAAGAGCCCGGCCCACCTGAGGGTGGGCCGGGCCCTCCGCGTTCCCACTGTCCCTGTCAGATCAGCCTGTCCGTGGCCTCGTCCAACGGGACCGACTCTACCACTACCGGGGACGGACGGCGAACCGTCCGATGGCCCCGGTCGGCCCGGCGGGGGCGGCGCCCCCTCCCTCGGACTCGGCGCCGGTCCCCGAGGACGGGTCTACACCCAGCCCGTTCGGGGCGGTCCTTGACTTCCCACAGTTGCATCCCATGCTGCTCCCTTCAGACGTTCCTCAACATACGAGCGGCCCGGCGGACCTTCGCCGCGGCGAGGGACCGGTCCACCCTGTCTGCAAGCCTACTCGCCGTCGAGACTCTGCGGGCCTCAGCCCGCCGGGCGGATTGGGCCAGCCCCTTTAGGTACGCCAGGTCACCGACCGTCAGCGTCGGAGCCTCCGAGGGGGCGGCGGCCGTCACCTTCGAGGGAGCGGCGGAGGTCGGGTCGGCGGGCGGCCGCGGGGCGTCCACCCTCGGGACCGGGGCCGACGCTGCGCTGAGAGCCACGTCCGGGGCCACGACCCCGGCGGCCACGAGGGTGACCATCTCGTCGGAGTCGATCCGGCCCGCGGGCCGCGGCACCGGGAAGCCGGGGACGTTCACCGCCAGCGCCCCCACCAGTTCCAGGTTCCCGCCGATCGTCCGCCAGTCGCCGCTGAGGGGCGCGGCCCGCAGCGCGCGGATCTGGTCCGGGGTCGTGCCGGGCCGTACGGCGCCCGCCACCCAGATGCCGTGCGAGTCCTCCCCCGCGGCCACGTCCACCACGACGGCGCCCGTGTTGTCGTAGTGCTCCGCAGCGGCTCTGGCCGACGCCGCGGGGCCCGCGTGTCCCGTCCCGAGCGTGATGTGACCGACGGCCACCTGCGTGCCCTCAGCCGTGTACACCGCGCCGGTACGGAAGTACGCGTAGTTCGAGGGGCTGCGGGGCGGCTCAACGCACCGGCCGGGCAGGCCGATGTGACACGTCCCCCACACCGCGAGGTGCCCGAAGACCCGGCCGTCCCGCGTCACGTGGATCGCCGTCGGCTCTGTCAGGTGCGGGTCGGCGAACCACGCCTCCGGCGGCTCGGTGGGGATCGCCGAGGCGGTCAGCGCCGCGAGGGCGTCCGGCGTGAGCCTGTCGTCGTCCACGTCGTCGTAGGCGTGGGACTTGGTGTCTGAGGGGCCGCCCTCGGATGCAGCCGCTACGAGGCTGATACGGGCCTGCTCGAAGGCGGGGACCGCCACGATCGTGGCCGCGCGGATCCGTGCCGAGCGGATCACCATCACCTCGTCGTCGGGGGACATCTCCGCCACCTTGACCCGTCCGTCGGGGCCCACCTCGAGCGGGGCGGGGTCCCCTCCGTCAGGGTCCTCCACGTCCAACGGGCCCGAGGGGGCCAGGTCCGCGATCACCCGCACCTCGAAGTCAACGTCGTCCGTGTCGATGCTGACGCCTGTCCTCATACCCTCGGCCACGAGTCTGGCGGCCTCCGTGCCTACGGGGGACGCTGCGTCGAAGACGCCCTCGCCCCAGATCAGCCCGCCGTCGAGACGGGTCAGCGTGTCGATCCGGCCACAGACCTCCGCCCCATCGTGGCCGCCGACGTCTGACTGGACGACGCGGAACGGGATCGGGAGCGTGTCCCAGTACAGCGCGCCGGGGGCGATGACCCGGCCGTCCCCGGTCAGGTCCCCCTCGACCGCGATTGGGCCGGCCCACGCCGTGCCGGGGGCCGAGGTAGTGGTGGTGGTGGTGGTGGTCGGGTCTGCCGGCGTGTCGGTCAGGTCGGAGAACGCGGCCA